TAATTCAGCTATTTTTTTAATAGCTAAGCTATTTTATTTTTAGCATGGCTATCGCATTTTGCGGATTTTTGCGTTAGCGTGGCGCAAAGCCTTGCAATCACTGTATTTCAGGCGCTTTTGCAAATTATGAAGCGCATCATTTTCTGACTTTCCCTGACCTTCATGGGCGTTGTTTGACCTTCCCTGACTTTCGCATCCGGAAAAATAGAATAGCAAATGATAGCACAGCTTTTCTTTGCTTAGCTTTGCTTTATTTTGCTTTCGTTTGCTTCCGTTTGCTTTCGGATTCGATGCTCTCTGCAGTTTATATTGTTTATATATTCATAACGTTTCATTTGTAGAAATTTTCTTTTCCAGCCACGAAAAAAAATTCCGCTTGCAAGTCCTTCGGCAGTTCCTTCACCTTCTCGACGAGCGTTTTAACAACAAACTTTTTATCAAAAACAGGCATATTTTATTCTCCAGTCGCGTATTTTTTATCGTCCACCGCAATACCATATGCTGACGCGCTGCGATATATGACTAAAAATTTTCCGTGCGTTTGCAAAATGTTTTCAATTTGTTCACAATTTACGATGGCACTTTGCTGCGATTTGCGGCACAATGAGAAAAAAGGAGTGATACACTTGCCACGCCAGACACTAAAAAAGCGCCCAGACGGGCGTTACGTTTGTAAATATAAGGGATTTTCGTTCTACGGGCGAACGCAGTCCGAAGCCCTTGCAGCCCGCGAAGAGTACAAGAAGCAGGAAAAATACGGCAGAAAGCCACGGGAAAAGTACACGTTCGCCGAATACGCGGCGGAGTGGCTGCCGACGTACAAGAGCGAGGTGACGGCGAAAGTGTATGACGACTATGTGGCAAGGCTTAACAAGATAGCGTCAATCTTGCCAAAAGTTGAGATGCGACTAATCACGCCGTCGGACATACAGCGGTTATACAACGCATTTTCAAATTATTGGGATTCCACGCGAAAGAAGGTGGCAATGACAACAAAAGCAGTTTTCCGAGCTGCGTTAGGGGATGGAATTATAGCAAAAAATCCATGTGAAAACATCAAGCCAGCAAAGGGTAAAGCGGGGACACATCGCAACCTCGAAGATTGGGAAGTGAAGCTAATCGAAGATACATACCAAGAAACGCCAATGGGATTGTACGCTATGGTGATGCTATATGCAGGGTTGCGACGGGGGGAAGCTCTTGCTCTCAACATTGACAGGGACGTTGACTTTTCCGCTGGAGTAATCCATGTTCGGCATTCGCTACGTTTTGAGCACTCTGAAAGTATCATAGTGCAGCCCAAAACCAAAGCGGGTGTTCGCGATGTTCCTTTATTTCCGCCGCTGCGGGAAGCCCTAACCGGCAAACACGGAAACGTTTTTTCCTTGCCAGCCGGAAAAAATATATCCCTTGGGCTTTGGAATGCGGAATGGCAGAGATACTTGCGCTTTCTGTCAGCGGTTGCGCAAAAGGAAGTTGCTATCCGTCAGCATGATTGCCGACACACGTTTGCTACAATGTTATATGATGCAGACGTTGACGTAAAAACAGCCACAAAGTGGATGGGACACGCAAACGAGATGATGATAATGCGTATCTATGCACACCTCACGGAGAAGAAGGAAGAAAGTGCCATCGAAAGGATGGAAAGTGCGCTTGCTAAGCGCCCAAGTAGTCAAAACGGTAGTCAAAAAATCAGGCAATCGCCTTGAAATGCTGCATTCTCAACGGATTCACGATTTTTTGATATTCCCATGTCAAGAATATGCTTTTTTTAGGCAAGGTTTTGAGGAAACTTGCAATCCCTTGATAATGCTTGATTGTAGCGCAATCAGCCGAAATACGCAATCCCCAGATTCGCAATTTTGACTCTCTTTCCGTCGCACGAAGTAGTCAAAACGGGGGTCAAAAAATCCCCTCCATATTGCATTCATGGAGGGGATTTTTGTCAAGCGTTTTTTTGCGAGATAATCTGTGCCCACTTCTTCGCGTCCTGCACACGCTTCCGTTCCTCCGGCGTGTTGACGCTGATGGAATGCAGCGCCGTCTCCACCTGCTGGATGGTCGGAACTGTATCCAAGTCCGCGCTGTGCGTCATGAGGACAACCGCGTCCCGGCGCTTCTTGTCATCGGCAGATTCCTGCACGCTCTGTGCATCGGCTTTTGGGGCTGACCGCGTGGCGAGGTACTCACGCACTGTAATCAGCGCCGCCAAATCGCGGATGTTCTGCGGATTGTTGCCCTCTTCGATTGCCTTCTCAATCTGTCCATCAATCCAAGTCAGCGTAACCACGCAGCCAGCCCCCTTTCCGTTATGCTTCTTTCAGTTCTTCCAGCGCCCGCCGAATCACGTCACGCTTCCCCGGCTCGATGGTACGCATCAGCTCTTCCAGCTCGTCCATCAGGCGCTTGTCCGTGCCGTCATGGCGGCTGTACCGTCCGCGCATATCGCGTCCACGGCGGCTGTATCGGTCATCGCGGTACATACCATCGTAGTTGCCCCGCGCTTCCCAGTCGCCGCCGTGATTGCTGTACCCGTCCGATTCAAGCATTTCAATCTTGTCGATGTTTTTGATGGTGTCCGTCAGCTTGTGAACAGCTTCGAGGTCGCCAGCAGACATATCCTGCTTTTCCGCAATCTCTTGCAGCTCTTCACAGAGTTTCTCTTTGAGTTCATGCAGATATTTCATTGCGTTTCTCCTTTCCTCACGCAACGCGCGTGACAATCAGGTTTGCGTTCTGGACATTAATGTCAACGCCGGATGTGTTTTTGACGGAAATCGTTGTGCAGCATCCAGCCGGAACATCGACAAACGTATCAACACTGACGTTTTGGTATTGAGCCGCCGCCGCAGGGGTGACGATGGCGGTAGAAGCCGGAAGCACCTCACCCGCGATTGCAAGCGCAACAGAGATAGCTCCGGCAGTGCCGCCCGTCGGAATGGCGATATTGCCGCCAAAATTGACGCGGAAACGTGCGCGGCACTGTCCGTTGGTAATTCCCCGCAGCGTCACGACGCCAGAGCCTTCACGATGGACGATGCACCGAGTTGCGCAGACTGGCGTTGCAGTAAAAAGGACGTTGTTGCCATTGGCGACGGTTTGAGCCGCCGCCGCAGTATATTCAGCCATGTTTTTTCTCCTTTCAGCGGCAGGGCGCGAATCAATCAACGCCCCGCCGCTTTTTCAGTTGCCGTTATCGGCTCATCCTGCACAGGCAGGAAGCTGTCTGGAGCTTAACCAGCGCAATACTGCGCCTGATTGCAGCAGAACGGATTGGCTACCGTGTACGCCGGAACAGGGCAAGGACGAATCGTATTCACGAGATACTGGTTCTGTGCTGCCTGAGACGCAGCGAGCTGCAAGCCGAAAATCTGCTGATTCTGCGCCGCAATCTTCTCGTCCTTCGCCTCGATGCGCTGTGCCGTCAGTGCGTCAATCACCGCTCGGGCGTTAGCGTTGGCGTTGTCCAAAATGTCACGAACGCCGCTCTGAATGGTGTTGCGAGTGTCGCAAGCCTGAGTGGCAAGGTTGTAGTTCACGCCCTGGATTGCCGTCTGCGTCTTGCAGCAGCAATCCGCCGCCTGTGCCTGCATCGCGTTAAGCTGCTGCATGAGCGCGGTCTGCTGATTGGCGCGGGAGAGTTCCGCCTGCGCAAAGCCGTTTGCCATCTGCATCTGTACGCCATTGGTGAGCTGCGCCTGTGCATAGAATCCATCACACAAGCCGCTGTTCACGTTGTCGATTTTCCGCTCGATATTGGCGAAGTCGGAGGTGAGAACGTAACCGTCCATGACGGAACCCTGTCCGCCGTTGCGATTGCCAAAGCCACCCCATCCATTATTGCCCCACCCGCAGAAGACGAAGAGGAAAAGGATGATAATCCAGTATGCGCCATTGCCACCGAAGAAGCCGTCGCCGTTCTGGTTGCTGTTTCTGCCGGAAAGCAGAGCCACGTCAGAAGCGGAGAGTTCCGAGGTCATACTCATTGTTTTTCTCCTTTCGGAATTTGAAGTTTATGCTAAATTGTTGCGCAACAATGATAGCCAAAGTTAAGAACCGAGGAACGATTGAAACATCTGCGCCGCCTGTTGAAGCTGATTAAGCTGGTTTTGCGAGATTTTCCCGGATGCAATCAGTTTGCGAACCTCCTGCTCAGGGTCGCCCTGAAACGTCGCGCGAAACTGCTGAAACTGCTGCATCATCCGCTGGAAGTCGCCAATAGCTCCGGGCATCTGCCCGCCGCCGAGTGCGTTAAACAGTGGGTTCATCCTGCGTTACCCCCTTCTTCTTGCGCCCTTCCAGCGCTTCAAGGCGCTTTGTAAGCGTGTTGAGTTCGTCCCGCGTCACGTACTCCGGCGCGTCCTGCGCGCTGCTGGATGGCTTTACGGATGCGTTGCGCTCCGTGTAGTCAAACGTCCGCATAGACGGCATTCCTGCCGCGTCCGCCGACTTGATATAAAACGTCTGCTTCTCGCTGTCCATCAAGAGAACACTTGAACCGTTGGCGACAAGGTAACTTTTCGCTCCGGCTTCACCCTGCACCCAAATCAGTCCGTTGCTTGATGGCTGCGATGGCTGCTGCATCATCGGCTGCTGTGCTGCTCGAAGCTGCGCAAGCTGGTCTGGCATTGCCGTCTGCTGCGCGTTATAATACGGAATCTGTGGATAATACTGTGGATAACCAAACGCCATACATCAATCCTTCCTCTCCCAATAATACGCTGGTATTTCAGCGCCGCTATCCCATGCGTCGTACCAGTCCCCGTCTACGGCACACACAACGTGGTCGCCGATGCCGAGGACGTACACCCCGCGCGGATGTTCACGGCAGAAATCCGCGACGGTGTAGCAGATTGGACAAGTATCCGGCAGGGCGTGGCGCGTGAATCCGCGCTCATGCAAGTAACGCCCCCAAACGTGGTTGGCGTTAGGCATATCACCGCAGTCATAACCCAGCGCACAAAGCGCCGCATAGGTGCTTCCCCACGTCTCCCCTGCCGCCTTGGATGCTGCGCGGACGGCGCAATCCCCGACGCGCAAGCCGCGCGGATTAGGGTTGTAGTGGATATACACCGCACCACCTCCTACTAATTATAGTATAGGCGATTCTGGCGGTTGGGAAATGCAGACAAAACGCTGGAAAGTTGCAAAAAAACTTGCGAAAAACCTTGAAAAGGTATTGACAAGGTATATACCTTTGTGCTATAATAAATAGTGTCAAGGGGCGGTACGAAATAAAAGCCCCAGACAGAAAGAGGTAATGACCATGGCAAAAGCAATTGCCACCTACAAATGCCCTGATTGCGGCGCGACCGTTGAGCGCCGCATTGACGGCTTCAATCGTCGGGACGCGGACAGCAAAAAAGAATGGGCGGAAGCTCATCCTCTCCTTTGCGCTGACTGCTACCGCAAGCAGCAGCTCAAGCAGCAGCGCGAAGCGGCGGCGGCATTGAGCCTTCCCGTTATTCATGGCGTGAGCGACAAGCAAGTCGCATATGCCACCGACCTGCGTGCGAAATTTGTGGCGCAGCACGAAAAGACCGTCGCGGATGCTATCGCTACTCGCGACGACCCCGATAAGCAAGCTGCGATTGCGGCGGCGGCGGAAAAAGCAGGGGTGACCATCGAGGAATTTGTCCGCCAAAACCTTGACAAGTTTCCGTATAAGTGGCTATATGCTGCCTATGTCGTATCAACCGCCACCGAGGCGAGGGACATCATCGATACGCTTACAGCCCGCTAAGACGGGCTGCAAAGCGCGATTGGCTAAACCACCTAACTGGCGTGCTTGTATGCAATAACAACCCGCCTGACGCGCCACGGCGCGTCGCCCCGGCGGACAGCACAAAAATCCACAGGAGTACGTGTGACACTTGTGTAGCTATCGCGGAAGAAATCAATGAGCGGATGAGGTGGTAATGCGCATGTGGTATAGGCAGGAGTACAGCATCACCGGGACGCAAGGGCATATAGTCCATTGTAACGGGAAGGATTACACGCTTGACGAGAACGTGACATATGCAATTGACGAGAATCGAATGCGCGAATGTGGGCAAGACCCTGAAATGTATTTTATGGTCAGCGCTCATGCCATAGCCACAAACAACGATGAGGTGAATTGGAGCTTTGACACGCTGCAAGACCTGATGGATTGGGCGGATGCTGGCGATTTGCAAAAAAATCTTGATGGCGTTATCCACTGCGACGATGATTAACAAAATGAGGTAATAAGATGATTAGCGAAAACGGTAACAAGGTTGGAAAGGATAGCTATTACATTCACAACCGCGAAACCGGCAAGCTGGAGCTGCATTTCGATAAGTCGGAATACGACGCCATGACGGACGAACAGCGTTCTGAAATCAAGAGCGCGTTCCTCTGGGGTCGCCGTTCCGGGTGCTGGATCAGCCGCGCGAAAGAGCCGAATCTGTGGCGCGCGGAACGTGTGGCGCAGTCCATCGGATTGGGTGACGGTGGCGAGCAGGGCGAGCGCCTGAGCTTTGCCGAGCAGCAGGAACGCAAGGCAGAACGCGCCGAACATCGTGCCGAACGTTTTGAAATCAAGGCGGACGCCGCCTGTGCAAAGGGCGAAGCTCTCCAGAAGCCCATCAGCGACCTACATGGAGATATTGCCTTCTTCACGCAGCCCAATATCAACACCAGTGCAGGGCGGGCGTTTACCCGTCGGCGCGACAAGATGTTCGCGGCGTTTGAGCGCGGATTTGATGAATTTAACAAATCCGAATACTACCGCCAGCGTGCGCAGTCTGCACGAAAGACGGCAGACCACCCGGAAATGCGCGACCGTGCGTTCTTGAATCGCCGAATTGAAGAATGCGAATCGAACCTGAGGAAGCTCAAAAAGAGCATCGCCGAATATGAGGCGAAACTGCCGGATGCACAAGCGGGAGTCCTTCACAACTATCGGGGCAAAACGGTATCCGTTGATGCGCTTCAAAATCAAATTGCCCTCTGGGCTGACCGCGTTGAGCAGGAACTGGACAAACTGGGCTACTATCAGGACGCAATGGACGCGCTGGGCGGCATGGCTGGAAGACGCGGATGAAAAAAATAAAACTGAGAGGAATAAAAAAGTGATAAAAAAAGATGGGAATAGAATAGTAAAGTGCATAATTGTGACGCGCGAACAGGATGCGCAGATTAAAGCAATTGGGCGGCAAATCGGGCTGAGTGATTCGGCGGTTATCCGCCTCGCAGTGTCGCAGTTGCTTTCGGAAAGAACGCAAAAAACTTGCGAAAAACCCTAAAAAGGTATTGACAAGGTATATATCTTGTGATATAATACATAGTGTCAAGGGGCGGTGCAAAATAAAACCCCGGACAGAAAGAGGTAAGAATTATGAAGTTGACTGATGGGACGCACACGGTTGAGATTGAGATGTTGACTTGGGACGATGATAAGAAGCAGTATATCGGTGATGACTACGCTCCGTACTTCTTTGATGACGCGGGCTTCTTTAGGGATGCTGACGACGAACCTGTTTGGAGCGTAGAAGATGTAAACTACTGCATTGAACAGGCAAAGGACTGGGAGAAGTGCCGTGGGGACTTCTGGGACAACGAGGTCGCAGAAGGCGAAGAACGCGTTGTCCGCGTGACGGAGGTTTTTGACTAAGTAGCGCGACACCCCCCTGCCAGGCAGCATCGTCGGCAGGGGGGTTTGAGGTGATAAAATGGGAAGCACAAACATTTGGACGGTGCAAGCGCCTGACGGCACAATCTACCGCACGAATCATTTGCGCAAATTTATGTTTGCGCACCCAGAATGGTTTCCAAAGCCTGATACGCAATATGTGTCGGCGTATAACGTTTTGTTGAGGAAAGGGCAAAACAAAAAACCGTGCACATTTGCCAACGGATGGATTGTTTTGTCTAATGATTCTTGCCCCGGAATCGTGCAATCCTTACACTGGTGGAAGGTGCAGTCGCCGGATGGCAAGGAGCACATTTTCCCCGCAGAGAGGTATCGCCATTTTCTTCAAACGTGCGGTTATTTCGACATGGGCGAAGAACCATATTGGCTTTTTAAGGGCGGCTTCAAAAAGGAGCGTGAATTAGGCGCACCTGTTCCCCTGAAGAATGGATGGATAATCGTGCGCCCCGTATCGCTCGACGAGTTCCCCGTGGTTGATATTGTCGGAGATACCCTTGATGCAAGCGGCAATTCTCGCAAAAAAAGCCTGAATGACTTTCATGTCCACCCAAAGAGCAAGAACAATCAGCTGCAATGGACGCTTGCAGACCCAGACGGCAAAATATACCATGTAACAAATCTGTTTGCTTTTTTGCGGGAACGCCCCGACATTTTCCCGAATGCGCGTTCAGCAAATGCAATGTTTTCCCAGATTATCGCCGTCCGTTGCGGCTTGGGAAAAGGAAAAAAACTGACGCTAAAAAATGGTTGGACTGCACTCGACCGCTCCGACGTCCACGACCTAATTAAGGAAAACAAGCCACGCCTTAAAAAACAGGATTTTCACCTTGAAGAACATGCTTCGCGCGAAATCAAGGAACTGCAATGGACACTTGCAGACCCAGACGGGAACATATATCATGTGGCACATCTGCTTGCTTTCCTTCAGGAGCGTCCCGACATTTTCCAGAATGTGCGGTCAGCCATTTCGCTTTTTTCCCAGATTATCGCCATCCGTAGCGGTACACGCACGCATGGCGAATTGACGCTAAAAAACGGTTGGACTGCAATCGACCGTTCCGACGTCCACGACCTAATCGAGAGGAACAAGCCGCGCCTTGCGGAACAAATGGCGCGGCTTGCGGAAGTAAAAGCAAGAGACAAGAAGCGAACGTACTATGCCGTGTGGTATCGTAACGAGCATGATTACTTGGATTATACCGAAGAGGCGCAGCGCAACCTTGCTTTGGCGCATGTCGTCGCTTTTAAGAGCGAGGAGAAGCGCGACGAATGGGTCAGTGAGGAAGTCGCAGCGTACCGCGTACCATGCAGCGCGTATCAGGCGCGCTATTATGTACACTGGCATCAGGAAAAGATAGAGGTCATCGGCTAATTGCCGCATCAGGAGGACACTATGCCGGAGAAACAAAAGGAACAGCTCATTTCTCAAATCACCGTTCTGTCTATGGGCTTCACAAAGTCCATGATAGACAAGCTGCTGCCGCCGCCTATCCTTAAGCGGAATCCACATTATGCGTCCTCCGCGCCCATGAAGCTTTGGCGCGAGGATGATGTGCGTTCCGTCATGGGGACGCAGGAGTTCCAGACGATGGCGGCAAAAGCAGCCGCACGGAAAGCGGCATCCGCAAAAGCCGTCGAAACGAAGCGAAAGAACGCCGAAGCCATTGCCGATGACCTCATTGCTTCCATCCACGTTACGCGCTGGGATATGCCCGTTCTGGAAGAGGCGACGCTGAACGCAAAGCAAGAATGGTGTTTGGAGCATGGCAATGTGGATATATTGTCCCCGAACACCGAGACGCTGGAACGCTGGATGGTTAATTTCGTCCGTCATAACCTTTGCGAGTATGACGACAAATTGATTGACCTTTTCGGGCTTGTCGGCAAGGAAGAGCTGTACCATCGCCTAAAAAATGAAACCCTTGCGAAAATCGCAGGGGTGTATCCAGAACTTGACGTTGAGTGCAAGCGTCAGGCGCAGGAATAGCGCGCAACAAAAAAGACCGGGACATTACGTCCCGGCTTTCTTTGTATTCCGTTTGGGTAAAATCTCGGAGTATTTCTGCGCTTCATCGTACTTGGTTTTAAGCGTATGTATAATATAGTCAATCTTACGAATGCTCATATTGTACTGCATCGACTGCTTTGTGCGTGTCCAGCCTTTCGCCCGCGACCTGATAATCAGTTCTTCTTCGTCCGACAAGCAGGCTTCATCCACAAAAGCATCTACAACCGCTTTTGTCCATACGACTTCGCGGCTCATGCGTTACTCCTTCGGTTTATCCTTGCCCTCCGCGACCGCAGCCGCAGCCGCGTCCGTCATACCCTCGCCGATGATATAGGCGATGACCGTAGCACCCGCCATGATGATGCTGCCGACCTGTGTTGCAGTTTCATCCGCCACGCCGAACGCCATAATCAGCATGGTCACAAAGGATACAACTGCCGCCCAGAACTTGCGGCTTGTCAGCTTGCGCTTCAAATTCTCACTCATTTTGCATTTCCTCCCTTTAGGGCATTGCCCCTCAACCAATTATCAATTTCCCTGCTTGCCGCCGTCATTTCGTCGGCGTTGCCGTTGTGTAACTCATGCTCCAAAAGTGCCTGTACTCCGGCGCACGTTACCATCAGTCCGTCACGCAAGCCGCCGATGCGCTCATCATGCCCGTCAAGGCGGCGCTTGTCTGTGTCCAGCTTTCGATTGATGTCTGATACGCTGGATGCCAGCGCGTTTGTTGGCTGCTCCTGTCTCTTGCGTTCATCCCGCGCATTTTTCCGCGCGGTGTAAAATGTGTTGTATGCTCCCAGCAGGACGAGAATCACGCCCATCGCCAGAATCAGTTTATCTGCGGTGAGGTTTTCCATGTTAGCCGACACCACCTTCCAGCGCTGTGACGCGTTCCTCCAGCTTTTCGATGCGTTCCGCAAGCTCAGAAACCGTTGGTGTTTCCGATTTGGAAATACCTACATCGACAAACTCCTCCATCATGTAGCCCTGATTCGTCTCAGTCTCGACGTGAAGCCAGCCATCAGTAGTTCCGATGATGTTGACAGTCGTGCCGATTTTGACCTTTTCCAGCACCTTTGCGGATTTGCTCGGCTCTGCGCGAAGGTTGACCGTGCTGCCGCTCGTGGCATAAACCCGCCCAACGTAGGAAACCCCGACGGTATAAGAATCTTCCACTTGTTTTTCCTCCTTGTAATCGACTTTCTTGAGGTATCCTGCACACGTCCACGACTTGACGGGTGAAGAGACGAAGCCCGTTGCGCTGCTCTGCGCATTAAGAACCTTGCCGTCCTCACCCATCAGCCCGATGTGGTAAAAATCCCTCAAGTCGCCGTTGTAGTATTTGCCGCCCTGCTTATATCTGGATGGCAAGGCGTACCGCGAATCACCCGGATTCCGGCACTTAAAAACTGCCATTCCGGGCTTCGCGGCGGAGATTGGGACAAGCTCAACAATTTCCGTCCGCGCAATGCGGTTGCTGCCGTGATAGATGCTCTGCCCGTGCTGACGGTATGACCACACAAACGCGCCGGAGCAGTCAACGTTCCCCGTCTCCGCTGCGCCAGCCGTATACTTCCAGTGCTCGTCAAGCATCCGCTGGAAGTCGCCCAGAATGGCGGCTGCTGCGATTTTGGACATGATGACACCTCCTCAAACTTGGTACTAACTTGGTACTAACTTGCAACTAACTTGCTACCAATTGCAACTTGCGTGCAACTTAAAAATGCCGAAAAATCGGCATTTGCGCAACGCTGAGCAGCAAGATTGCAACTTAATTGCAACTTAGATTGTGTTTTCTCTACCATTTTCCGCCGCGTCCAGCGAATCATAGTACGCCTGCGCCAGCTTCTCAATTTCCGCGATGTCGTCCTCGACAAACAGTCCGTTATCGAGGTGCGTGTACGCCTTATCGAGCCAAAATGCCACATCGCGCCCCGCAGAAATCTCGCGCTTAATCGCGCGCAGCGTCAAATCGTGTCGTGCCTTACTGTTGATTGCCATAAAGATACCTCCTTAATTTTGCGTCATAGATGCAATCGCATCCTCAAGATTTTTGATTACAATGGTTACGTCTCGCTGATACGTTGCCGTCGCGCCAGCGCCGCCGCTTGTGCTGATGACGGTCGTCGGGGCGTAGGTGGTCAGCGCTTTGTACGCGGCAATTTCAGCAGCGGAAAGGGCGGTTTCGACGGGAGTTGCAAGCGATGTCAAGACATACACCTCTTTCGCGTCGAGGAATGCTTTGAACTCATCAAGTGTTGATGTGCCTTTTTGTGCATAGGCAAAGCCGATGAGGTTGTTTTGGTTTGCGATAGCGCCGCCAACAACTTCTGAACCTACTGTGGTGGAAAAGTGTGTACAAAGAACATTTGTCGCAGAAGTACCAGCAAACCAAGCAAAGTATCTATCAACCTTTTGTCCCGAAGTTTGCCAGTTAAGCGACGACGTTACCTTGATTTTGGTAATGCGCTGCACGCGCACCCCGCGCGCCAAGTCCACCTCATCGCACACCCACTGCTGCCCGTTCTCGTCCGTGTAGTTTCCGCCGGATGTGACCGGGATGCCCGGAAGCGCATTCGGCGTTTGCAGTGTCAGCGTCTGCGATTCGTTCGCGCCATTCGACACCGTGACCACCACCGTCCCGCCGTCACCCGCGCTGACAATCGGCACGGGCGCATCCGGGAGCGGCGTACCGTCCTGCGTGCTTTTGCCGCAGACACGCAGTCCGACAAGAGGCGCGGCGAAAGAATCCGTCGCAGTAATCGACGCGCCGGACACACTGCCAGACAAAACATTCGCGCGCGCGGAAAGCATATTTGCGGTATTCGCAACTGCGCGGATAGCGTCGCCAGCAGATTTTGCGTCCGCCGCGCGGTTCTCCAGCGCCAGCGTTTTGTCCGTTACCAGCGGCGTTGGAATCCCGCCATTCGCGCCAACGCCATAAAGCGCCTGAATCACACCAATCGTGCTTGCGTCAACCATTCGTGCCACCTCCCAGCTTCACCCACGCGCCCTGCGCGTCCTTCTGCCACATCGAACCAAATCCGGCGGTGTACGCCAGACTTCCGATGCTTCCAGACTTCCCCGGCTCTGTGCCATTGGAGATGTCGGCGGCGTTATCCAACATCCACTCAACATAGTCCGTGTGGATAGTCTCGCCGTTATTCCTGCGGATTAGATTCCACGCCATTTTGTGCCGCCTCCTTAATTCTGATGATGATACTATCCGATTCCAGCCCGACGTTGCTACTCGCGTCAACCGCCTGAAATGCAACAAACCGCGTTCCGCTCCAGGTAGATTGAAACTGCTTTGTGAACGTTATCGTTTCTTGCTGCACGTCGTAAATGCGCTCGTTTACTGTGCCGTCCACAAGGAAACGGATTGATGCCGCGTTCTTCTGCGTCACCGTGAACGTCACGCTCTCGCCGACGGCGATTGTCGTTTTGTCCGCCTCAACGCTGATGATTTGCGGGCGCTGCTCTTCAAGCGATGATACATCATCCTTCCACGCTGCGTATAGCTTGCTATAATTTTGCGCGGCGGTGTTTGAGCGATATGCCGTCATTTGCAGCAGTTCCAGCAGTAACAATTTTTCCTCGTCCGTGATGTACTTCCCCAAAAACTGCTGCGCTGCGGATGTTGCGCTTTCTGCCGCTGCGTTTGCGCTTGCCGCTGCGTTTTTGCAGTCTTCCACCTTCGCCAGCACGTCTGTAATGTCGGGGATGACGTTCTCCGGGTCGTACACCGTCCCGGTTGCCCCTGCCGCAACACGTCCCTCAAGCCACAAGATAGCCGTCGTGTCCTCGCCGACCGTCGCCGTGACCATCAGGCGGAAACGCCCGACAACCGCGTAACAAGCAGCGGAAAGCTTCACGGATGCCACGCCGTCGCTAACCGCGCCTTGCAGAAGAATCGTCGGGTTTTCGTCCGTGCTTGCGACGCTGTCCAGCCTGATAAAGCTGCCGACAATCGTTGCGCCCGAATCCATGCTGTACGGCACGCCGTCCTTCTCAAACGCGATTTTCAGCGTGTGGGCGTTTGCTTCGCCTTGCACGAGCGCCGCTTTGAGCGGTGTCATCCGCAACCCGGCAGACAGGTTGCAAGTGTAATTTAACTCATTCATGCGTCCTCCTTATTCCGTTCCGGCGGAAATAAGTCCACTCTTGCCGCCCAGCGCCTCGATGATGCCGCTGACGCTCTTTCCCTCCGTCGACATGGTGACTTGTACCTTTTGCGGCTCAAGCAGCACATTGTCCGCGTTAAGTGTCAGAATGCGCTCATCGTAGCAGCGCCCGAATTTAGGCATTGCAACCCGGCAGATGCTCCCCAGCCGGAAATGGTCGTAGGGCAATCCTGTTATGGCGGAAAGCTCCACAAGGGAAACGTCGATGGAAATTGGCGGGGTTTTCTTTTTCGCCAGTTCCTTCTTTGCGTTTTCAAGCAGCGTCTCCTTGTCCGTGATGCTGTTATCCGAGTACTTGCCGCATACGATGCCCCACTCTTCGATGGTGTCCGCGTCGATGTAGTCCTTGCCATCGTTTACAGTGCCAACGGTGATGCCGTTTTTGCCGTATGCGTACATCCGGGTCACAAGGTCGTCGCGGTCGGTGCTGACCGTTGCGCTGGTTAGCGCGCCGTTAAAACGCGCTTCACATGAGACGGTATTTGGCATATTAACGAGGTTGAGCGTCCACGGATGGGTGGAAAAGTCGTACTGCCACATCATTTCAGCGGGAGACAAGTTCTTGACGTTGTTGATTGCTGTCCAGATGTTCGTTCCTGCGTCGAAATCGTATGTGAGATGCTGCGATAGCTCGCACGTTCCCATCTGCCACCGTGTTTCCGGCTGGTAGGTGAGAAGCTGTGCCAGCACGTCAACCGCGTCAACTGATGCACTGCCTATTTTTAGCTGCTCCGGCAGAAGCCCGTCCATCAGCGTGGAAATAGCGTGGTCAAGGTTGACTTCCTGCGTCGCGTAATTTCTATAAGTCTGTGTGTCAGAGCGCAAGCGGAAGATGCCGACGCTGCCGCCGATGTGGTACAACTCCACAAACTGCGTTGCGTCCATCCATGTGCCATCCACGAGCGTCATGCTTGCGGTGGAAATGTCGTCGATTGTCAGCGACAAAGACAGCGAAGACGGGCGCAAGCGCTTGATTTCTCGCAGATTTTTGTCCAGCAGACGCGGCAAACGAACGTTGTTTGTGTATGCTTTGCTTGCGTCTGGGTCGGGGATGATGCCGGAAACATAGTCGATTGTGAGGTAGATGTCGCGGACAGTTGGAGAAATGTAGTACTCATTAAGGTCGGTGTGCACTGTGCCCCACGCCTGAAATGAGAGCGTGGCGACAAATTCCGTTGTGCTTGCGCCATCCGGGAGCGTCACCGTTGCGAATCCAGCCTCGTCAACGTGTAAATCGTTTACGTCCTGCTTTTGCTGGTTGCCAAAAACATCCCTACGAAAGTCGGCGTGCACTCGTGCGGAAGTAATCACTGCGTCGGAAGGGAGAACGACAGAAAATGTGACATTTGCACGTGCAATGGTAGGCTGCCCATCAAGCTGCCAACCTTTGACAGGGTCTTGAATGCACTTCCATTTCGACTTCAGTGTGACTTCCTGCGGTGTACCATATGCTTTGTAGTTAATATTTCCGCCCCCTTACCATAACCGTCAGCGACAAAAGCCCGTCGCCGCTGAACGACACCTTATTGATTCCCGGCTTTAGCGTGATTTCGTCGGCAGACTGTCCGTTTCGGTTGCCCATCGCGGATTGCCCTGCCGCCGTGATTTGCTGGATACCGTTATCGTCGTGTTCGATGCGGATTTCCTCGCCCGTTTTTACGCTGATGTTCGTCAGCGCGATTTTTTCGCTGCTGCAACTGATTGAAACGTTTGTCAGCGGGTCGATTGCCACAAAAACCGCTTCAAGCGGACACGCCACGTCCCCGCGATTGTAAACCGTCAGGATGCCACTTTTGCTTGCTTCAACTGTTTCCATTTTGGAAACAGTTGCTTCTTCCCACCACGGACGCTGATATGCCGTCAACTTGATTGCCAGCGTGTCCGTCCACTTGAGCGCGGAAACACTCGCTGCCTCGATGCTGTCGATGTATAACCGCTGTTCCGGGCGGTATGACGTGTGCAGGTACTGTCCACCGCTGCCCCAGCGCATGATTTTACCGAGGATAAGCTGCCTGTGGATGGTGTTTGCTTCGTGGATTTCCACGGCGATTGTTACCGTGATGGACTGCCGAAGCTGCCCGGTGAGGTACATCCCCCCGCCAGGGCGTGCTTCGGTTGTCACTGCTTCCTTCGGCGCGTCCTCCGAAATGTCGATGATGATGATGGACGGGTCGAGGTCTTCCAGCGCTTCTTCCCCCATCCACGCGCGGTATCGCGTTACCATTTATCGCGCCACCTCCATCAGATTTCCACGGATGCCCCTGCCGATTGTTTTGTTGACGATAGGCGCAACCGCCGTTGCGACGGTTTTGCCATCCACGCTGAATGTGTTATTGATGGTTGTTGGCGGAAGCCCAGAAACCGCGTTCGCAATTTCGTCCGGGTTTGTTACTTGCACAAAAAGAACGCCGTCGCCATTGTTGAAGATGTTTGGTGCGCTGTTGTTTTTCAGGCTTTCCTTGTAGTTCTCCATCATTTCTCCAAGCGTATTGAAAATAGACTGCGTTACAAATCCTTCCTGTATCGTTCTACTTTCGATTTCTTTTGCTGCGTCAATGGCGCTTTCGATGGCGGAGAAAATATTGCCGCCCGTTGTTTTTTCTTGCTGTTCGCTCGAAGGTGCGCCGATGTATGTATTCGGCACAAATTTAGGGTGCGCTTCGTTGGCAATAATCGTGTCCATCATATACAGTGGCGGCATGTCTTTTGTTGCTCGATTATTCCACTGCTCCGCTTCTGCGGCTTCACGCTGACGCTGGTTTTCCTCCATGCGCTGTTCCAAAATATCAACGATGTCGTTCATCTCCTGCGTCTTCATCTCAACGAGCCGATTCCATCGCTGCGCGCGGGCTTTGATGTCGTCGGGCATTAGCCCATCCTCAATCATGTCCGCATAGCCGCTTCGCGCTCGTGCCTCTATCGCATGTAGCGCTTTTGCTTCGTCTTTGTTAAAGGCGTTTTTATCTTTTGCAACGTCGTCGAACAGGTCGGTATATCCAGCGCGCGCCCCACCAAAGTCATGAACCCACGGCTTATCTTTTATTTCATAATCAATCGTCTTGAACCCCAACTGTTCAAGAAGCGCGTTGATGCCGGGAATTTCTGCTTCCAGCGTCTTGCGCATGTCGTCGATGCCAGCCAATAACGAGTTGTTATTTTCCGCCATGTATGCTGCGATTGCGTCCTTTTGCTCAAACGCTTCGAGCGACTTTTGCACGGTTTCCAGCATCGCCTGATATGTCTCATCGTCCGCCAGCGCCAGCCGCGTTTTGGTTTCCGCCATCGCGTTTTCTTCGTCGCGGGCGCGCTGGTAGTCTGCATTTAGCTGCTTGATTTCTTCCGGCGTTAGGTTCAGCAGACGCGAAAGGTACGCATCGTTATCGCGGGAGTATGTAGTAAGCCCTGACAAAATGCCAACGTCAACGCCAGCCTCTTCGGCTTGCTGCAAAGCATCATTGTAGGCGTGTAGCGCATCCGCATTCGTTCCGTACCAACTTAGCACATTTTCCTTGCTGTAATCGGTATCGAGGAGCTTCTTCATTTCCTCCTGCGTGTGCGTTACCATGTAGCCCATGCCCGACGCAACGCCCTTGTAGGCTTCCTGCGCCTTTTTCAGCGTGTCCGCGCGGTAGGTATCCACGTCTTTCAGCGCGGTTTTAAGGTCGTCAAGGGCTTTCTTCTCTGCGTCAACGGCGGCTTTGAAGTCGGAATTTAATTTTGCCTTGCGCCCTTCCGGGCTATTTACATATTCCTCCCGGCTTTTCTTTACATCGTCCAGTGCGACTGCTGCTGCTTCGGCTTGCGGAACAAGCTCTGCAAGTTCTTCCTTTTCGCTTTCAAGCTCCGCTTTTTCTTGTGCAAGCGGGTCTTTCGCGGCGTTCTGTGCGTTTCTAAAAAGGTCGAAATAGTAAATTTGTTCAGCGTTCAGCCCTGTGGCAAGTCCTCCCAGATTGGCGTACGGATTTTCGGTGCTGGTTGCATAGGCATAACTTCGCACATCGCTTGATGGCATATTACGAGCCGTTTGGTAGTCAGGCTCGTAGCCATATCGTTGTGCGTATGTACGCCATGCATCTTCTACGCGCTTATCGTATAGTTTTTGTAGTTCGTCGCTGCTTTGAATGAGCAATTCCCTTTTTGCAATATCCGCTTTTGTCTCCGCGATTTGCGTCTGCAAATCATCATACCTTTTCTGCGCATCGGATACCGCTTGGTCGTAGCTGTTGTATTTCGTTACACCATGCAATGTGTCAACGTAATTCTGTATGGCTTCATCGTTGCCGATGATTGCATCAGTTGTAAGGTCGACGTACTGTGACAACCCCGGCATAACGTCTTTCAAGGCTTCCAGCGCGGCGCGCCATTCCTCCGTGGATTTTACTGCGTCGCCGCTCTCATCCTCTATACTCCGCATGGAATCAACGATTGTGAGCGAACGCTGGTATGCCACTTCTGCAGCAAACAGCGATTCGTCGCGTTCGGAATAGATTTTCTCGATTGCCGTTTGCTGGTATGACTTGTCAGACAGCACGTTGTTAAGCAGCGAAATCGCGGGCGTTACAACGCCCAGCAGCCCCTTGCCAAACTCCGTCTTGATGCGGTCGAGGTTCGTTTGCAGCTTGCGCATCTCGTTGGAAAAGCTGTCCCCGGTTCGCGCAAAGTCGCCCTGCGCGTCCTTCGTGGCTTCCAGCAGATACTGATAGCGCAACGTCGCTTGTTCCGCCTGCGACATCTTATCAAACGCCTTGTTCATGCCCTTTTCGAGGGCGAAGGCGTTTAGGTTCGCAACGGACATATTGATGCCCAAAGATTTTACATTTATACCCTCGGTTTCCCGATATTTTGTAGGGGATTAGACTATCTCTTCGCCCTTTCGGAGGGCGGCTGGCACTTCGCGTCGTGCTAATCTCGACGCTACAATTAGTCGTTACACCTTCCAACAAAAAGACGCATTTCTGCGTCATGGTTGTTGGCTTGGCACGGTATTGTCTTGCTTGCAATTGGCAAGTTTAGAGTTTTACCGTTAGCGCATTTTCATGCACACCGCTTTTGCTTGCGTTCACCAGCAGTTTCAGAATGGATTTCTCCATTAAGCCGCTAAAATCAACGGTTCTGTTTCCCCGGAGATGCCGGAGCGGATTTTCTCAAATGCCGTGTCATGGTCGAGGTTGTAGAACGACGCCATATCTGCCGCCAGCCCCGCCATATCCATAGACATTTGGAGAACTTGGTCATCCGCGATGCCCATGGATTTCAGCATAGCGCCCAGCGTGGACGAATACTGTTTAGCCTTGGTTTCCGTGATGCCGTAGGCGTTCAGCGCCTCCTGCGCCCACTTATTGATGGTGGACGCGGAATCCTCAAACGTCACATCAACAACGTTCTGCGTCTCCACAAGGTCGGACGCAAGTCCGATTGATTCGTCAATCGAACCCGTGACGCCGTCGATAATGCTATTGATGCCGTTTACTGCCATGTTGGCAAGGAACTGCCCGCTTGCAATATCGCCAATAACATCAAGGCGGCTCAAAAATCCGCTAAGCACACCGCCGCCCGAATCGCCTCCGTCTGCGGCTTGCTGCAAAGACTGGATTTGCTGCTGCAAACGCTTGATTTCCTCCGTCGCTTGCGTGGACTGCTGCTGCGCTTGCTGCAATTCCGTCTGAAAACGTCCACCGTCAAACGTCGGATGAATAGCAAGGCTGTTGAGTTCCTGCTGAAACTGCTGCATTTCCTGCCGGATTTTATTCAGCTCTTGCGTGTAGCCGCTTGTATCAATCTTAAAACTTGCGTACAACTCAAATGCTTCTGCCATCTTCTGCACCTCCCCTCGCCATTAGTCCGTTTATAATGTCGTCGCAGATTTCCTCTGCTGTTTTTTGCTTTGTTGCGTGCTTCTCTTCGCCGAAAACGTCGCTGTATGACGGGATTTCCAAATTCGCGCCGCCGAACGACGAAATTGCAAGCACCGTCATCCACGCCATATTAGCCATGTAGCAACGTTTTGCTTCCTCCTGCGTTTCGTGCGCCAGAAGCACCCCCAGCGCGTGCACGTTTTGCGGGCGGTATTTGTACAGCGCAGGGATTACATGATGCACCCCAGACGAAGCGCAAAGGTAAAAAAAGCAAACAGCGAATCGAGCGTGTCCTTGTCCATCATGGCGGCGGTTTCGGTGAAGTCCATTTCTGCGACTTCCTCCGCCGTCTTGCCGTGCATCGCGCCGAGAATGCCCATCGTTTCCTTGGGATGCTTGGCGTACAAAATCGGCAGCATCTTCATCAGGATGTCGCGCCCGACAACATCGCCCTTGCTCTTTTCTTCTACAAAGGCTTTCATTTCCTTGCTGTTTACCAGCTTGTCGATGTAGGGAATGGCGTTCGCCATCTGCTCAAATGCGGTTGCGGTATTCATGCGTTTTCCTCCTCAAAATTCACGAAAGTGCGGCAGGGCGCGAACCCTGCCGCGTATTGTTAGGCGGCAGGGTCGAAGAAGATGACCTCACAAGGTGCATATCCGTCGGTTTCCAGACCGTCCTGATGCGCGGTAAACTCCACCGGGATAGTGCCCTCGCCCTTGTCCGTCCACGTCAGCGTTGCGCCCGCCGTGTTCAGCGCGTTTTTGATGGCAATCAGCACATAGCCCTTCGAGGTGTCGCCCACCCAGACGAGACTCGTAATATAGTCCGCGTCCTTGATGTCGGTGCGAATCTTAATTGTGTGCTTCTTCTCCGTGTCCGTTACGTCGGCAGTGCCGAAAGAACGCTTAAGGTTGGTAGCATTGATTTCCAGCAGGGTAGTCGTCAGCTTGATAGTCCAGCCATCATTGACGCTGCTGCCTTTCCATTCCTCTCGCTTGCCGTCCGCCTCAATGCTGCGCGTGTTGGGCGTGCATACGAACGTGCCGCCGCCGCGCGTTGCGCCAATCAGCGCAGAGCCGCTTGTCTTTTCGCGCTCCGTTTTCAGAAGCGCGCCCAGCGTCGCCGCGTCCGTGGCGGTGGAATAGTCAAAATTTGCGAGAAACATCCCGGCATTGAGCTGCAAGTTCTCAAAGGTGCTTGCCCGAAGACCAGTCGTCATTTTGTTACCTCCTGTTAGGTGTAGTAAGTCACGATTTCGTAGTAAATCCGCCCATAGCAGACGCTTTTGAGCGTCGTGTCCACTTCAAGGCGGAAAAAGTTGCTGTTATTGCGGTATAGCGTTATAAAGCCATCGTCGCAATAAATCGCTGTCCCCTCCGGCGGAATGGCGCGGCGAACCTCGTCGAGGATTGCTGCGCGCTGCAAGTTTACGTTGCTCCCATTTTCCGCCTGACAGCACAGCGTGCAAATCATTGCAGATTTTCCGAATGCGTCTCCCTCTTGCACCCGAAACGCGAAATAGGGAAAAGACGCTTCCTCCGGCACTGCGTCCTCAACATACGCGGGAATTGGCTTGCCCTCGTAGGTGAAACTGTTCCAAAACTTGTATAGTTTCCGCTGCAAGTCAATCACGCCGTCACCACCTCCGCGTCCGCCTCCCGGAAGTGCATATCGCTTTGCTCCGGCGTTGTCATGTCCCGCGCGTCGGACGTGATGCGGAAGACTTTGCCGTCCTTAATGCGCTTCACGCGGTCGTTCGGCAGCAGTTCCAGCATATCGGAAAAGACGATGGTGAAAAGTTCGCGGATGCCGTTCTGGTATGCAATCCGGGCTTCCGTACTGCTGTTACGGATAAATCCGGCGCGGAACGGCGCGCCATCTGCCCATGTGACAACGATGCCGCCCATTCCGTCGGATTCCGTGCGCTTGTCAACGATGCAAGCGTCATCCAGAAAATCAGTCCACGCCATTAGCCCACCTCCGTGTACATATGGCGATACGGTCGCAGCTTGTCCGCGAATGCTGCTTGCCACGTTACAACGCCATTGCTGCCAGTCGCCCGCGAATAGCTGTAATGCCCGAACGATTCAGACGTATAAGCCCCCGTCGGGTTTTTCGTCTCGTACTCCGCGCACTGTTTTGCAATCTCGACAAAAGGGCGCGGCGGGTACAGAAACCACAACGTGCCGTCGAAAGTTTCCTCCCCGTCCGCGTCCTCCATTGCGCCATAAACAAGGCTGTGAACGCCGTCGTTCCGCGCGCTGCCGCTGATGTACACATAGGGCGAACCTACATCAGGAACGATTTTCCCGCCCGCTATGCGAATCTCTCCCGCGTACTTGCAGCGCTCAAAAAAGTTGTTACACTCGCGCATTGCCATTTCCAGCGTCACAGCCATGTTTCCACCTCCATTAGGTAGCTGCCGTCACCGTCGCGCTGCCGGAGCGAATTACGCGGTAGTCGCTGGTGCATTCCGCAACCGTCACCTTCTGCCCCGTCGCAATCGCAAGGTCAGACGTGCCGTCCCAGTTGCTCCAAGTCCGCACATTCTGCCCATAGGTCGCAGTCGGCGCGGTCGTGCCAGCCTTCACCTTGTACAGGTTGGAGCTGGATTCTTTCGCGGGGCTGACAGTCAGCTTCGTGTTGCCCTTGCCAGTGCCGGCAGCGGAAGAAACCGTCAACTGCCCCGTCGCCGCGTCCGTGATGGTCGCAATCCAGATGCTCTGCGAATTGAAGATAACCGGCATGAACAAGCCGGATGCCCGCGTCCACAGAACAACGGGGTCGTTTTCCACCCACTGCGACACCATCACATAGCGGTGCTGCCCGGACTGATTGACGTTAAGCCCGGTGTTTGCGGTATTGACCGTCTCTTCCGGGGTCTGTCCCCACAAGCCCGCGCCGATGCGCGTCATGGCGTTGCCAGTGCCGAGGAACGTCATCTTGTCCTGCGGGAAATAGCGCTTGGTGGTGCGAATCGGTCGCCCGTCCGCACCGATGCCGCCATCAATGGCGTACTGCAAATCGTTGGTAATAACGCGGTTGATGCCGTACTCCGTGGAGAAGAACGTATTCAGCGCGGCGTTACTTACATACGCGCCCTCGCTCAAAGTGCCGTTGATGCGCTTCTGGACTGCGCTGTTCGCGCGAATCTTGTTGATAACCTTGCGGCTCGTTACGATGGTGTCCAGCGTCGTGCCAGCGTCCAGCGCGGTATCAACGACAAACTGAATCTGTGCCGGAATGTCCGCGTCCTCGCTGAAATCGAACGTGAATTCCGTCTGTTCCGGCTTCACGCCATAGTCGATGGTCAGGTCGAGGTCGTTTTCCTTGATGGTCATCTTGCCAGTCGCCAGAACCTCGTTCTTCGCAACTTTGGTGCGCGTCACAACTTGGTCGGCAAGCATGATGCCGTCACGGATAACATAATCATACATGGCGTCGTTCTGCACGCCGGAACGCAGCAGCGCACGCATCCGCTCGGACTGGTTAATCTTTACTTTAATCAGTCCCTTTTCGATGCTGTGCGTATCGACGGGGATGCGGGTGGCGATGTTCGTCCGGCTGTCGAAGCTGTGGAAGTCAGCCATCACGGGAAGCTGGTACTGGTTGGCAATCTCCTGCCACTTAGCCACGAGATTTTCACTGTATTCATCGGGAAACAGCGCATCAACCGGGTCGTTCGGACGAGTGACGTTAAAGCCAACGTCAAGCCACTCTTCCTTGGGAATCAGACCGAAAATATTGTTTTCAAAAGACGGGATTTGCATAGTATTCTCCTTTCGTCAGTACGGGCGCACCGTCGCGGCTTCGGCGGCGATGAAGTAGAAGCCCTTTGCCGTCAGCGCGCTCTTGGCGGTGCTGTTGATTGCGGCGGGAAGACGGCTCTCGTAAACCGTGCCGCGCGTCACGACGCTGCCGGGCATATCGCCGCTGGTAACGTCCACGTCCTCGTACACGATGCCGACGGCAGTGCCGTCATTCGCGGGGTAAACAGTCCCCATCTTGACGTACTTCGCGCCGTTTTCGGCGGTGGTAGCGCCAGACTGCTTAATCTGCTTGGTTTCTCGGATTGCATCTTCCGCGTTTTCGAGGAAATAACCGGGCTGGTAAACAGTCCCGGTCGCCTTGCTGGTAAAGCTCATTTATTTGCTCCTTCCGGCGCAACTGCGCCATACATATCTTGCGCGTACTTCGCCGCCAGTGCTGCGGCGCGTCCGCTGCCGTGCGTGGCATTGCCGCCGCTCGGCGGGGTTGTGGTAGGTGTACCCTGCTGCTGCTGCGTGGAGAAAAGGTCGCCGTACTCGCCCTTTAGCGCGTCAATCAGCTTGTCTCCGTCCTTGATTGCGCCCTTGTCGTCGAGTTCGATGCCATCCAGTCCGCGCTTTGCCATCACAAGGTCTGCAAGTTTCTCCTGCATCCCCTTGCTGGTCAGCAGCTTTCTTGCGGCGGTTGTCAGCGTCGCAGTTTTCTTTTCCGTTTCCACCTGCTGCTTGTAGGCGTCGAACGCCTCCTGAATCTTCTGCGCGTCGCCGCCGCTCTTCTTCGCGTCGGCAAGCTGCTGCTTGAGCGTGTCGCGCTCCGTGGTCAGCGCTGCAATCTGCTTCGCCTGTTCCGCATACTTGTCACGCTCCGCCTTGATGTCGTTGATTGCGTCGCTGTGGGCTTCCACAATTGCGTCAATCGCTTCATCAGGCACATTCAGGGCTTTCAGGTTCTTCCGGGTGAGGATGTTCATGATTCAATCTCCTTTGCTTCGGGGCGCGGTGCTTTGCGCCTTTGATTGTTTGCGGGTAGGCGGTGCTTTGCCTTTCCGCTTATATGCAAACAGCGCACGGCGGTGCTTTGCCATGCGCTGATGTTGCTGTTATTAGTCCATGTTCTGTTTGATTTGGTCGGCTACGATGTCAACGAGACGTTGTGCATTTTCGCTGTTTTTAAATGTGTCGGTTAAAAATGGTCGTCCCGGCGTGTAGCCTCCCGGCATAACGCGAAACTCGCCTTTGTCTCCAATGTTCGGGAAAAATACGGCGTGTCCGGCGTGTCCATCATGCACATATGGCGCATATTCCATATTTGTTCCAACGACAATTCCGTTCCCCTCGCTGTTGATTTCCGCGCTAATATCGAGCCACAAGTCTCCATTGTAGTATATAGGTTTGGGATATGCGTAGTCCATCGTGTCGCGCACCATGCCAACAGCGTCAGTTCGAATTGCCAGCAATGCGATTTTCATAGCCCTATCAAGTTGCTGCTGAATTTGAGCAGTATTGTCTTTCATTCCCGGCATACGCTACTCCTTTTTGTGGATTTTGCCGTCTTCGCCCATGTACTCGGTCGAAAGCAACACAATCGGGCGGATGCCGCAATGACAATTGATGGTTTCCGCAGCACTGCCGTTCGGGTCGCCCGGAAAACGCATGTTACTGTTCGGAAAGCATTCGCCTTGCTTTGCAACTTGCCCATGCCGCGCCATGTGCGGTTCGCGGCTATTGCGGAAACGACACCGCCACCGATTGTATATCGGCACGCCTTGGTCTGCGGCTTCCTGTGACGCGGCATAGGAAGCTTGGTTTTGCGAACGTGTCCGTTCCGTCTGCGCCACTCTCCGCGCTTGCCACTCGCTTTGCCCTGTGATATCTTGGATGCGGTGTGTGAGTTTTGTCTTGTCCTCGCCCAGCGTGGACGAAAGCGCCAGCGCGTTTTGCAACTTGTGGCGAATCTCGGTGTTCTGTCCAAGATTCTTGTACGCCAGCTTTGTGAACGCTGTTTCGTGCGCGGCGAAAATCGCCTTGATTTCGCGCTTGTTAGGCTGCGCGAACGACACCTTGATACCCGCGCGGTCTGCCTGCGCCTCGATGACGGTTTGCGCCTCGCCTAAGCTGTCGGCGTACACGTCGCCCATCGTGTTCCGGATGTCGGCGGTTGCCCGGTTCCCTGCCTTGCAGATTTCATCCATGATGACTTCTTCCACGCGATATTGGCGGATAAGTTCGCGGACAAAACCCGCTTTCCACCGCTCCACCTTTTCCGGCGTGTCGTAGTACGCGGGCGGCTTTATCTTGCCTTCATCCACTTGTTGCTTTTTCCGCAAGAAGTCTTTCAGGCGCTTCGTGGCGATGTCAAGCGCCTCTTGGTACATCGCCTTTATGCGCATTTGCAGCGCGGCTTCGCGCAAATCGTTGCGCTCCACGTCCGTCACGGCTTGCCCGTCTCCCCGGCGTCAAAGAAGAGGGCAATCAGCAACCGCAGGATGCCGCGAACCGCCACCAGCCACCAGCCGATGCACAAGAGCCAGCCCGGAACAACGACGTTATTCGCCGCCAGCACTTGCAGAATCATCATCAGATACAGCATTTTCTTCCTCCTCACCTGTCTTCTGCATCGCCTGTTGCGCCATGCGGATGCCCAAAAGCGATTCTTCCTCCCCGCGCTTCATGATGTCGTCGATTTCCTCCGGCAGAATCATCGGATTGAGTTTCAGGCGCGTCTCCTTGTCCAAATCGCCCTGCGCTGTGTAGATGTTCTGGATGATTTCGCTTTCGTTGGCAATCGTCTGCCGCTTGAAGCGGATTGTCTCCGTCTCGATGCCCAGAATCCGCAGTAACTTCTGCACGAAATCAAAGCACTGCCATTCGTAGGCGTTCGCCTTTAAGTCCAGATTCGCCATGCTCGCCCGGATTGCAACGTTCGTTAGGCTGCCGCCCGTCAGCTCCGACACATCCAGCGCCATATAATCGCGATATAGCTGCCGTTCCAGCAGTTCCAGCGCGGTTTGACGCGCGGCATACGGCACTTCAAACGTCTCCGGCGTTACTGTGCTGGATGACGTACCGTCCGAAATGTTCGCGATTGCTTTCAGTCTGTGAATCTGTTCCAGCATCAGCGCTACTTCGTCGAAGTTGCCTCCAAAGTTGTTAAGCACCCAGTAAACATCGTTCGCCTTTTCCAGATTGTTTCCAAAGTCGGAAAGTACGATGTCGTACAGGTCGATTTTGGAGCGAATCGCAAGCGTCAGCTCCGTCTGCTTCTTGTCGTTGGCGTACAGCGGAACAATCGGCAGCGCGCTATAATTCTCCTCGGAGACAAGGCGCTCGCCTGTGATGTCTCTCGCATATGTGCGTTTATAGGCACGTTTCTCCTGCGCCACCTCCAAATCAGAGGCATTTTCGCGCGTCTTGTACACCGTCACGCCGTCCGGCTCAAAAACACGCGCCATCAGCGGCTTGTCGTCGCCAATCTGCCAGAACTGCACGCCAACCATCGGTTCGCCCGTCAGCTCGTCCAGCAGCGCGACGAACCCGCTATTTTTATCCGTGTACGCACGCAGAATCTCAACGTGGTCGAGATTCCAGTAGCCCCAACACACGCCATGAACAAGCGCATACAGTCCGATTTTTGCAAGAGTCGTGTCGAACCCGGTTCCCAGCTTGCCCTTCATTTCGTCGTTTTCCAGCTCCACGCCGTTACCCAGCAGATAATTAGCCTGCTGCATGGTAAAACGGCGGAAAAAGTCGCTGTATATGCGCTGTCCGGGGATTGCTTGCGTTGCCGTCGCTTTCTTCTTTACCTTCTTCCCGTCGGCGGTTGTCTGCTCCGTCTCCGATGTGGTCGCTTGCAGCACGACTTTCGCGGAAACTGTATCGTTCTTCGCCTCGTAGTATCGTTGCGCGATGCCCGCCTTGTCAAAGTCCTCGCTGTGCTTGTATGCACCAATAACCGCCAGCGTTGCCTTTGCTTTGTCCGGCTCGTTTTGCCAATCCTGCCATGTGATTTTTGTGAACATCTGTATCACCCCCCAACATACAAACTCGCGCCGCTCCTGTCGAGAATCCGGCAGCAGCACGCGGCGCTATCCGGCGCGTCGTCGTGCTCCGCGTCCTCGGTGTAGTCCATAATCTGCGCGATATAGTCCCTATCTGTGCCTTCCAAAAACACGATATTCCCCCACCACTTTTTGAGGTATGTGCTGATTTTTAGGTACTTGTTCATTTTTTCCGGGTATGCGCGTACCGCCATGTTTCGGCGGCGCAATTCCCGCGCCAAGTATCCCTTGTCGCCGTTTGTCTCGCAGTAAATCGGGGCACACATTAGGCGCTCCGTCTCCGATTGCAGTGCTTCCATCAGCGTGTCAACGTGCTTGCGCCACAAGCGTCCGTACAAATATAGTGTGTCGCCGTCCCGCTTGGCGCACGTCAGCGCGGTGTAGTCCTCGCCGCCATAGGCAGCATCAACGTGCGCGATTCCGTCCCGTAACTTTTCCGCGTCCGGCGTGAACGTCGGCGGCGTGTCGAACAGCGCGTTTTCGGCGGCGATGTGGCGCAACTCGTAGTTTGCGGCAAACAGCGACGGGGACATGGACTTTCGCAGCTCTTCCAGCTTCTCCGGCGCAATCAACCCGGTCGTGTAGCAGTCGTGCTTCTCCGGCGGCGCAACCAGCGTGAACGCGTCCTCGATGTGCCACGGTGTGCCGATGAAGACGATTCGCCCGTCTCGCGTGACGATGTTCCGCAGCTCCTGTATAACGCCCTTGGTGCGCTCTCGTTCTGCGCGGCTGATGCGGTCGTTGAGATTTACAACGTCGTCGCACACAATCAAATCTGCGTGCTTGCCCGTCATGGACGAACCGCAGCCGATGCCGATTAGCTGGTCAGCGCCACGCGGCGAATCGTACACGCTCACCGTCATGCAGTTGCCGCCAGATTTTAGCAGCGTCACGTCCTGCTGCATGAGGATTTGCGCCATGTAGCAAAAAGCCTCGTTCGCGAATACCTTTTTCGCCTGTGCAATGCTCTCCACAACGTCGCTGTCTGTTTTTCGCATGAAAATCGCGTTTTTCCCGTGATTTAGAACGCACCACATTGCCAGCGCAACGGAAAGGCAGGAGGACTTGTAGGATAGGCGGTGTGCTTGGAGCGTGTAATCGTCCGCTCCGAAGATGATGTGCTGCATCCAGCGTCCGTGCAGTTCGTCTGTTAAGTCACGGAATCCGCACATTCTTCCGACGGCGGCGGGATGGTATCGCCAAATGTTCCACACTTCATCCCGCGTTAGCGTCGTCATTTTACTTCTCCCCGCGTTTCTTGCAGCAGCTTGTCAATGTCGGCTTTCGCGTCCTCGGACAACTGCGGCGTTTTGATGTTGACGATGTCACCGGGGTCTTCTCCTATAATCCGCATTATATACTGAAAAGCGGGTAAATTCCCGTCTGCTGCCATTTTGACGGTGCGTTTCACAAGTGCTTCTCGCAACGTCCCGCCATTTTGCAACGGCTCGTCAAGCAGATTGAGCATCAGCTCCTTGACGGTAAAATTTGCTTTGCGCGCCTGCGTTGCTTTTTCGTGCGCTTTCCTCGCGTCACTCGTCGCCCCGTCCTTCCCGCTCCCGAACCTTTTCCCCTTTTGCAGGTTTGCAAGGCTATTAGGATGAGTTCCTCTCGGCATTCATGTCACCTCTTGGGCTGCCTGCGGATTTCGCCTGTCTGCCGGTTGATGGTGTATGCTACTCGGCGCTGGTATGCGCCAGATGATTTCTTCGCCAGCGCAGAACCGTTTCTTAGCGCTCGCCCCGAACCGCTTGCCATGCTTTATTCCCCCTTACGATTTTGGGTTTCGTGTAGTCGATTGTTTTATACTTGTCAATGAGATTGTCGAACGCTTCCCGGTAGAAGTTGAACAGCTCCTCGTTCTCCTCGAAGTCGAACTGCTCTAAGCAAGACGCGCTCCGCAAATTCGCGCTCCCCGTCAGTACATAATGATTTCCCTTGTGCGTTTCCATCAGCAGGATTTTCATGTGCGTGTTTGTGAACGCCACTTGCAATTTGTTGTCGATGTCCAGCTCTTCGTACAGATACGGAATTAAATCCGTTTTGTAGTGGCTGTAGAAGTAGCCGGACAGAATCAGATTGATTTTCTCTACGTTGCGGAAAAGCAGCAGATTTTTGAAGCTGTCCACGTTGTTTTCCGACAGTGACAACGTTGAGCAGTAGATTGTTTTGAGGTCGATGCCGCGATACATCACAAGCGCTTCCGGCAAGTCGCCAAAAATGAAATTGCCCGGAACGATGCAAGTAGTCCGTGCGTTGCGTTCCAGACAAATTTTTGCGGCAAGGTCGCGTGCGTACTGAAAATCCGCCTTGTTGTAGATTGCCGACTTTGCCATCTTTGGCTTTATGATGCGCGTCTGCTCTTCCTCGTCTACGATGGAGAAGTCAGCGACGGAGAAGTCTATATCGTCGTCAAGCTCGATTGTGTCTGGGAGGTGGATTTCCGGGATGTCGAGGTTAAAATCAGGCTCTTGCTTCATGCACGGATACCCTCTTGACAACAAAATTTGTCAGTGGTAGAATGATGATTTCATAGGCGACTTTTAGAATAACCTGTGTTGCACCCATGATAAGCATTGATTCGATAGGCATTTCTCCGGCAAACGCAATCGGGATGAAAATTGTGCTATCTGCGAGTTCACCGATAACGCTTGAAAGAATTGCCCTGCTGCCGAACCCCTTAATTGTGTTTTTGTGCTTTTTTTTCATTATCTGGAACACAATATCGTTTGCGTAATCACCGACGACATATCCCGCCAGCGACGCAAGCAGGATTCGCGGCGCGTTGCCTAACGTCGCGGAAAATCCTTCTTGGTTCATCCAGAATGGCGCAGCAGGAAGCGCGATAGCAATGGCAAATACAATAGCCATCAGGATATTTGCCCCGAATGCCATGTAACACGTTAATCTGCTCCACCGATAACCGTACACCTCTGAAAATATATCCGAAAGAATATACGTCATCGGAAAGATTATTACTGCACCCGTCATCGTGATGCCGAATGGCAATTGGAACTGTTTCCCTGCAAGAATGTTTGCAATCAAGAAACAAGCAACAAAAGTAACGGTAAGAACCGTTTGGAGTTCAGAAGTCTTGTGGTTTTTCATGTGGTTCCCTCACTTTCTTAACGAGAAAAAATGTATGTATAGCTATCAATGCACCGTTCAGGATTATCGTGCTTGGTGACTTGATTAGATGCCCATACAGGCAATATATTGCCGCACCAACCATATTTACGATTCTGATTCTTTCACATTTTGTCATTGTGAAGGAAAGCAAAACCACAATGGTGGCTATGATTCCGACGATTTCATAATTCACAAATGCACCTCCGCATATTTTTGAAATTTCACCCATTCGCCAAAGTTAATTAGCGCGGCTTTGCGTGAATCTGCTAATCTATGCCCTTGCGGAGCATCATATTTCTTCATAGTCGAACCATCAAATTTGTAAATGTACCCAAATCTATTTCCAGTCGTCCATGCTGTCGAATCTACGCTATCAAAATGATATTTCTTCAATCCTTCGAGGCTTGTGTAACCCAAACCGTGGATTTTGGCATTGCGCTTATGCGCTTCATTGATGAACCACGGAAAGAATTTGTGTTCATCTTTGCTCCATTCTTTGCTGACGATTCCACCGAGTGCGACGTACTTGTACTCGTCAACCATCCGCAAAAATTCGTCTTTCCCGCGGCTTTTATGCCATACGGGTATCGGCTGAATGCCAGTAGTTTTTTGCAAGCGATTTCGCAGGATTTTTACTTGCTCATATCCAACGATGCTGTCTATGTCAAGCTCGAAGTACTTTTTTGCGTTATTTCGCTTAATAAAGTCAGCGTATTTATCAGCATATTCGTTCCATTTTAACGTTTTGCAATTTTTGCTTCCCATCATAAATGTGAAAGCTCCGCTGTCCAATAGAAAGTCGCCGTAATATGGAATGAGCTTTTCTGTTGTTGCATCTGCGTAATAGAACGATTCGAGAATATATGGGCGGTTTGTTGTGATTGTTGTATCGTATAAGCCTTCATTCCTATAAGGAGCATTCCCAGCTAAAAAAACATTCATCGCTTCCGATAAGTCTTTCCCTTCTGCAACATCATCCCATAGCGGTTTGAGATTCCCAGATACCCCCCCCAGCTAGAAAAATTCGCATTATGGCTCGAAAGTTTGCCCGCAATGAGGACATGTTATAGTTTTGGTTTTCTTTTTCTCTTCTCCATTTGCCGCAAACAGCTCGTCAATGTTGACTTCTTGCCCCCCCACGGAAGCACCGAAACCGAACTCGCTCATGTCAATATCAACGATTTCCGCCAGCTCTTGGTCGAGCGCCGTAAAGTCCCAGCCGCTGTCCATGTTGGTTTTGTTGTGCGCCAGTGTGTACGCCTTGCGCTCTTCCTTCGTCAGGTGGTCAAGGCGAATGCACGGCACTGTGGGGATGCCGAGCTGCTTGCACGCTTCCAGCCGCCCGTGACCCTCTACAATCAGGTTTTCCTTGCCCCAGATGCCGATGGGGTCGTCCATTCCGAACCGCTTGATGCTTGCCTTGATTTCGTCGATTTGCTCCTGCGGATGCCGCTTTGCGTTTCTCGCGTATGGTTTCACGCGGTCAATCGGCAGCATACAATCCGTTTCGACGATTTTGATGCCGTTCCAGTCAAGCAATGGTTTTCCCTCCTCTTCTTCCGTCGCGTCCCCACCAACGCAACAAAGCGCATCGCGCATAAATCCCGCCGCTGAAGAGGCAAGAGCAGCACTTCCATAGTCGCCTCTTCCAACAAAAAAGGCGCTTGCATTACTGCTTGCGTCTTTCTTGCTGCTTTTACATTTTATATTATAGCACGGAAATTACTCTCATAACTCTCATTTTTTTATTTCTATATGTTTTTTGTTTTTTGCCATTGCCAGCAATGCCACCTATTTCGCGTTCTAACGGCTTGCTTGTTTTTGCTCATAATCATGCCGCCTGATTGCTCCAACGGCTCTCAGGCGGCATTCTGTTGCGATTAGGCGGGCTTGATTGCTTCCACCTGCTGTTTTGTAAACAGGTAGGCGGTCGTCAGGAAGAACCCGCCATCTTCTTCCTTGTCTTCTTCTACGGTCTTGCCGTCCTTCCTCTTTCGCGTCTTTGGCTTCCAGATGCTCACGGTCAGCGCGGCGTGTTCGCCCTTTTTGACCATGTAACCGTGGTTCTTCCACTCGGCGAAGGTGTGAATCGGGAGGCGCATTCCGTGTGAGAAGTAGGCTTCTGCTTCCTCCTGCGTGAAGATTCCAGCTGCGACTGCGGAGTTCGCGATAATCTGCTCGTTCGTCATGACTTTTCCCCTCCTCTTACTTCACGATGACGGTTTCCCAGTCGGTGAGGACTGCGGTAGTCCCGAAGCAGTCATTAGCGATGCGCTTGTACTCGCCAGTCCACGCGTCGCGGGTATAAGTCCAGTTGCGGGTGGTGTACTCCATGTCGCGGTTGAGGGTTTCCAGCGCCTTGATGCTCAGCTTGATAGTCTTCATAATCATTACCTCTTTCTGTCGGGGGCTTTTATTTTGTACCGCCCTCCTGACACTATTATTATAGCATATACTGCCGTATATGTCAAGAGGTAAATCACATTTTCTTCGAGATTTTTTGCAAACTTTTTGCGCAACGAAAAAGGCGCACCCCAGCGGATGCGCCCCCATGCTATTATTGTTTTCTGTTTGTAATTATTACACGTCCAACATATGCGTTTACGGAATCAACGATTAGCTGCGCCACCGAGAGACCACGGCGCTTTGCTTCTTCTTCCAGCGCCTCTTTGCTCCCAGCGCGAACGTCGAAGCGCACCGTCTTGATTCCTTCTTTTTCTCGATATTTCTTCATCGCGCGGACTGACACGGCGCCTTGGTAGTACTCTTTCCGCATTGCCACAACCCCTTTCGTTGATATTACGTCATTTAGTCCCACATGTGCTTGTGGCAATAGTCTGTCCACTCCTGCTCCATGTCAGCGATGGCTTTTTCGTAATCTTCACCGTCGATGATGCGTTCCCGCGCCTTGCTTCCGGCGGATGCCTTGGCATAGTTAGCCGAGCGGCTATAAGATTCCGCTTTGAGCAACGCAGCGGCGCGCGGGTACTGCTCTTTCAGCGCCTCAATGTTCACCTTCGGTTCGGCGGGACGGATGCCGTCGCCGTTGTCGATGGCGCGCACTGTGTCATCGTGCCACTTGTCCCACTCTTCACGCGCCTTTTCAATCAGCTTCACGCCGGGGATGGCGGCGCGGCGCGCTTCGCGTTCCTTGCCGATTCGGGCGGCTTCCGCGCGCTTCGCGGCTTCTTCCGCGTCGCGCTCTGCCTTTTCTGCCAGCAGAATCGTTTTGATTTCGTCCAGCACAGCGGGGTCAGGGCGCTTCATCGTTTTCTTCCATCCGCTTACGCGCATCATTCCGGCGTGTTCTCCGTCGGTGACGATGGAAAACTCAAACCGTTGGTCATCGTACAGCTTTTTCGCAGCAGGGGTCAGCTTCGCGTAGTTTTCGGGCTTCATTTCCTTACCTCTTTCTGTCGGGGGCTTTATTTTCTGTACCGCCCTCCTGACACTATTATTATACCATGTACTGCCGTATATGTCAAGGGCAAATCACATTTTTTTTCGAGATTTTTTGCAAAAAAATCGCGCACCTTTCGATGCGCGACCGCCTTATTCCACGCTCTGGATTTTCCGCTCCGCGTTACCAATCACGCGGAAGACGTGTTGCTCGGAGTACGCCAGATTGTAGCTGATTTCTCGGACACTCCTTCCCTCCAGATACCGCATCCTCATGCACTGCACTTCCAGCGGACTTTCCAGCGCATCAACCAGCGGCGCAAGTTCTTCGCGCATCCTGCACAATTCGTTCCAGATTGCTTTCTTGCGTTCCAGCGCCTCGACGCGATACAGCAGCCCTTCCTCCGTGCTGTTCATGCTACCGCCCCCTCGCGGCGCGTCGCTGATTGTCCGCGTCAGCTTCTGCGCCCGGATTCGCGCCTGTTCCGCGCGCAAGCAAGCCATAGGATACCGCCTGATGAGATACCGCATCCGCTTTAAGTCAACCATTTTTCCCTCCCGCAACCGCCCAACGATTATTTTACCCCTTCAAACGCCTTGATGACAGCTGTATACAGCGCCGGTCGAATCTGTCCGCTCATTAGCTCCGTGTACAGCATATCTTGTACCTTCTCGATTGCCCCGTTTGCCTCCTTCTCGCCGTTTAGCCGCCTGATTGCGTCTTGCGTCGCTCTGACTTTGTAGGCATCGTGGCGGCTTTTGCATCCACGCGAAACGTTCCCCGCAAGTCGCTTGACGTTCTTTTCCAGCTCTTTCTCAAGCCAAAAGGAGTAACGGATGTCGTCGGTGTCCAGCATTGTCTCACTCTCCGTCCATGTATCGCATAATTGCGTCAATTGCTTCTTGGCAACCCTTCGCCACAACGCAGCGGTAGCCCTCGGCAGTCAGCATCTTCATGCGCTCTTTCTGCGATGTCGATACCGTCCCGCCTTTCCGCCGCTTCATTTCGATAAAAAGCCCGTGTTCGCGACCGTTGGAGACGGGCAGAAAGATGTCAGGCACTCCCGCACGCGTCCCGGTTCGCTTCATCCTCGCGGCGGTTGCTTTGGCGCGATAACCGCCGTTCGGGATGGCGAACATCCCTTTCAGCCACGGCTTCGTTGCGCTTTGAGCATCTGCCCAGCGGAAAAGGGTTTCCTGCTCTTCATCTTCCGTTGGGGTTACATCGGCATAAATAGAACGCCATGTAGTCCGCACTTTGGATTTGTACATTTTACCCATGCGCCTCCTTGAACATCAATCGTAGTGTATCGCTTCATCACTGCGTTGCAAACCGGGCAGATTGTCAGTGCGTTCAGCCATTCTTGCCTTTCGACCATGCTGCACCTCCTCTCTGCGCTTTCATGCACATTGCCGCAACTTGCGCGGCTTCACAAGCCAGCAGTGTAGCTGCCGCTGCTGTTTTGCTCGCGCACATCCGAAACGCATCTGCATCGTCCCGGCGATTTGCGAGCCACACGTCGTTCGCCTTTTGTCGAACGCGCTGCATTTCTTCGTTTGCTTCCTCGATTTCCTCCCAGATGACGGAAAACGCCTCCGGCATGGAGTTGAACGTCTCTCCATGCTCTTTTTGCGCTCGGAGAAGCTCGGAGAACACAACCGTTACAATTTCGTCTTTCAATTTTTCCATAATTATTACTCCTTATTGATGAATGCGCAAGCAACACATACTATAGCCGCCAGCAGACACAGCACGCCGATAACCGTCATCGTTAATCCTCCCTATCCTCTTTCAGCCACCAGCGCATGACTTCCTCGCCGTTCTGCCAGTCGCCGGGGCGCTTTTCTTTGCGGTTTGCAATCATGCGGTCAAATGCGCGGACGTATAATGCGCGGAATTTCGGGAATCGCGCAAATTCCTGCCTTTGTTTCGCCACCCCAGCCATAGGACAGCCGATACAACCGATTCTTTTGAAGCCCTCATCGTACAGGCTACAGTGCGGGACATTCACAATGTTGTCAAGAAAATCCCAAACGTCTTCGTCTGTCCAATCGACGATAGGATTCAGCAGCATCTTCTGCGTCCGGTAGCAAAACTCCGCAAGGCGGCGGTTTTCATCGTTGTCTTCATTCATCATCAGCGCCCCGGATTTGCTGATGCTGTAATCCACACCCAACGCGTCCGCCTTTTTCTGCGTCGTTTTAGGCTTTCCTGAAATAACTGCAACCCCTTGATTTTCTTTTCTCCTCGCTGATTCTGCCCAGCGAACGCCAGTTATAGTCATCCGCCCATCACCATTCGTCTCTTTTAACCATGAGCAACAGTACCGCATAACCCTTGTCGGCGGCGTTTTCGCGTCGCGAATCAGTGACCACATACTGATGCGCTTGCCATCCTCATCATGCGGAATATCGAAAATCACATCTGGGTAATGCTCGCGGATGAAATAAATCAGCTCCGGCGGGTCAACGCTCGTAACATGGTAATGTGCTTCAAACTTTACGCCCGCCATCTTCGCCAGATGGTAGATGCACTGGCTGTCCTTTCCGCCGGAAAACGCGAGGAAATATCCTTCCGGCGGCTCAAACGATTTCAAGCGCTGGATGGCAATGTCCAGCTTTGTGCGAATTGTACCGTCCGTGCCGATGATTTGCTCCATTAACATTTTCTTCTCTCCTCCGTCGTCCCAATCTGCGCCTTTGCCAGCTCGATTGCCAACAGGTACGTCCTTTCGTGCTTCGTTCCGGCATACGTTTTCTTGACCTCTTGCGCGAACCGTCCAACGCTCCCATCAAAATCGTCGAAGTAAACGTAAATTTTCCTGCCTTTACCACGGTAAAAAGTCATTACATCGTCACCGTTTCCAGTGCCGATTATTGTGTAGTCGGCGCTGGACGTTATCATCGCCTTGTCAGCCAGACACACCGCACCGCTCATAACCGCCGAGCCGGTCACAACAGCATCAGCACAAACATACGCCATGCCGCCAACATAAGCCCGTCCATCCACGGTTGCATCATCAGCAACCCACGCCGAGCCAGACACTCTCGCCCAACCAGACACCGTCGCCGCATCTGTTACACGCGCAGAGCCAAAAACCATCGCCTCATCATCCACCCATGCGTCGCCTTTCTGAGACAGATTTCTCTCTGTTTCGAGCCAGCCGCCCAAGTCGCCAGCTTTAACGCCGTGCACCGGAATATCAATCAGCGCACGGATGCGATGCAGAATCTTTCCGCCGATTTCTTTTGTTTCGCCCGTCAGTTCGTACTTTTTCATTTTTGCTTTCCTCCAACGCTTTGCCGCACCGTATGTATTGTGGTTTTTCCGCCCAGTCCCAGATGGCACATACGGTGCGCTCGGCTCAACCACGTTAGTTGGACGCAGCAGAGGCAGCCCTTTGAGCCACAGGCGCGTCTTTTTTGTGTAGGGGTGTCCAAACATCCATGGCTGTATTTCCTGCGTATGCGGCGGCATGTTGAACACCTTGCTTGATACTGGATTTTCGACCGCTATTCGCGGAACGTCTGCGTTATAGAAGCACATAAAAAATGCTTTTGCTTTTAACCCCTCCTGATACCGCGCCATATCCAGCTCGCCTTTGCGCGGATATAAGCGGCAAGCTCCCGCGTTGCTTAAATATGTGCATGGTGGGTGCGCAATCAACATATCCCACGCGCCTACATCATGCGGTATGCCGTCCATCGTGACGATTTGCCCCCCCAGAAGTGCATCCAGCGCGTTGCCGTGAATGTGCCATTCCGGGTGTCCACCCGACGACTCTTGCACATCGCACGAGTACGCTTCATGCCCAAGATTACGCATTTCAATTGTCACGGCTTGTGATTCCTCACACGCTACGAGGATTTTCATCAGCTTTCCTCCCACGGCGTATTCGCCATTTCTTCTGGTGTCGGCTCTCGCAACCAGCAGCGCCACGTCTCGCCGTAGGTGTAATCGGCGTACCACGCGCGTCCGCCGTCGAAATATATGCGGTGGCTTTTACTTTCCCAGTACGTTACCATTCGCGCACGGACGCACGGCTCGTCGTCCCCGTTGTTATCTTCAATCCATACGAGCATTCCTACGCTTACCACAAGTTCTTCAAGGGACAGCACACAGTTTTTGTTATCTTTCATCTTCGTCCTCCCACGGCGTGTTTTCCCGCTCGTTTTTCGTCGGCTTGCGCCGCCAGCACCGCCACGTTACGCCGTACTCGCTTTTTTTCATGTAAATTCCGTCTTTAATGCCAATGCCGACTGCCACAAAGATAATGCTCTAGGCGGTTACATCCAATGGGTTGCATTGACAAATATGGTTTCTCTTCTCTATCCACTCTAAAACCCAGTCCCCCGCATCTGCATCCGCCATGACTTCTTCCAGCGTCATCACCCGGTTCGGCTCTTGCCGTCGCTTCATTGCTGCTTTGTAGGCTTCTTCTTCCGTTCTGCCTGTTGGACTTTTGCTTCTGCACTCTTCATTGGTACATTCGTACCAATACTGTAGCGCACAATCCCCGTCCGTTTCGAGCAGGTCAAGGTTCAGCAGCATCTTTGCCCCACAATACGGACAAGACACGGGGAACTTCTCGTTACTCATTGTCGCTTTCCTCCTTTGGCGCTTCCGGGTATGGCATCCAGTGCGTGATTTTCACGGGCTTGTTGTCGTACATTTCGTCCAAAAACTCCTTTGTATCTGGACAAAAATACAGCAAAGGATAGGGCAGCCTGCTCTCTACATCAAATCCGATGACGTCCATTCTATTTAGTGGCAGCACCTTGTCCACGGACACCCATCCCGGCGCACGGAGATTCCACTTCTTCATTGCCTTTTCCAGCGTTTCTCCTGCTGCAATGGCTTGTCTACACGCAGTGCATTCGCAAAACCAACTGCCGAAAAAATAATCAGGTTCTGCCAGTTCGATTTTCCGTTCCCCGCAGAACGGACACGGTTTCAGATTATAATCCTGCATTCTTCTTCCTCCTTTCGTCGTTATTCCACGCTCTCGCGGCTGCGGCTCTTGTTTTTCCAAGCTCACCGATATAACCACAGTCAAAGCATCTCACCTCAAAACCGTTACCGCCGAAGAATACACGCAACATTTCTACGTACTTGCTTCCGCAATTCGGGCAAGGCTTTGGTTTTACTCGCATTACGCCCATCCCCCCTTAAACTTGTTGATGAAGTACACTTGCCCTTTGCCCGTCACTTTCGGCGTTCTCCGCAGTATAACGCTGCCGTCCGACGTTGTGATAGCCGTTTCCTTTATCTCGAAAAGTCCCATATCCATAGCTCTTTGCGTCGGGCAGTTGTGAAGCTCTCCTTTGCTGCACAAATATCCGTTCACGCGCAGGAGTTTGAACAGCTTCTTTTCGCCGATTTCAACGCCATTCTGCCGCAGCAGCTTCGCCATCTCGTTCACAAGGATGCTTGTTTTGCTTGAGCTCACAGCATCCGCGAACAGCACCTTTGGCTGCATCTCCGTGATTTGCTTGTCGCGCTGCTCAATCTGTCGCTGGGCAACAATCAGGGCTTTCGCCATCAGGTCAGCGTCGCTCATGTCTTCCTGCCCTGCGATGTAGCCGCCGCTCTTTCGGATTGATGGGATGACATCGTGCGTAATCCAGCGCTTGAACTCTTTCGCCTCCGGCTTGCGACTGCTGAGGACGAGTGCGTACAGCCCGGGTTCGCTGACGACGGTCACATTTGGATTGCCGCGATTTCCGTCGGTTAAAACGACGGTATTCTTTTCGTCGTCGTCCAGACGTGCCACTGCATCCCGTGCGTTCTTGACTTCCAGCGCTCGGCACACATCCGCCGCCACGAACCACGGCTCTTGTTTCCCTTCTTCGACGAATGTCCGAATGTTTCCAAACCGTTTGTTCTCGTAAACGATGATGTTGTACATGGCTTTCCTCCTTTTAGTCCTTTTTTAGGCATGTATACCGCATATGCGGCTTATCAAACCCCAGATTCACAACTCCCGTTGCGCCGTTTCGGTTCTTCCTGATTCGGCACGTTTGCCACGTCAACCCGTTCGCTTTGCAATTGTTGTACAATTGCCATCTGTCGCTGTTCGCGTCCTGCGGCTCTTCCGGCTCATGCAGGATGAGAAACACGTTCGCGTCCTGCTCAATCGCGCCACTGTCTCGCGCCTGTGACATATCCGGCTCGCTTTTTGCCGACTTGCCGAATCCCTTCTCGCTCTCGCGATTAAACTGCGTCATGCAGAGCAGCGGAACGCCTAAATCCATCGCCATCAGCTTTAATTCGCGGCTGATTTGCGTGACTTCCTCTGTGCGGTTTCCGCACTTTTCGTCGGCTCGCATGAGTTGGATGTAATCAACCACAATCATGCTTAACCCCTGCTTGCTTGCCTTCATTTTTGCCGCCGCGTTGCGGATTTGGAGTGGCGTAACCGCTCTTTCCTCGATTGTGACTGGTAAATCTGCAAGCGCCTGATAGCAGGGCGAAATCTGCGCGAAATCTTCTAACTCCATCTTGCCCGTGGCGATTTTCTGCAAGTCCACACCGGATTCATTCGCCATGAATCGCGCCGCAATTTCAACCGGGTTCATTTCCAACGACACAAGCAGCACCCCGCCGCCGTGCTCCGCAACGTACTTCGCCATGCAGATAGCAAGCGACGTTTTACCGACACCCGGACGTGCGCCGATGTAGATTAACTGTCCCGGCTTGAAGCCGCCCAGCATTACGTCAAGGTCTGCGATTCCGCATGTCACGCCATCTTTCTTGTCAAAAGAATTCGCAAGCATGAGCGACGCTTCGTGCATCGTCACCCCATCATTAACAGCGGTTGACGACTGTGCCGCCGCCGCGCAATCCGCTTGCAACGATTCCACCGACGCGCCTGGATTGCCTACATCTTGCAGGATTTTTCGCGCCAGCGTCGCAAGTTCGCGGCGTTTCGCGCACTCCGCCAAAATCGCTATGTACTGCCGCGACATTACGGGCGAAATGCCCATTTGCACGCATTGCATCAAGAGGGCGGTATCTTGGAGGTCGCATTGCACTTCTGCATCCAGAGTCACAAGGTCAACGTTTTTTCCCTGCTTCACAAGTCGCATTATTCCGCGCTGACAGGCTTGCATCTGCTTTAAGCCAAAGAGTGCATCAGGCAGTGCGGCAACCTCTTGCGCCACGATTGCGTCTTGCATTGCAAGCCCAATCAGGCTCTTTTCCGCGTCCTCGTTGATGTATGCGTCCATCTTTAACTACTCCACGCTCTCGCTAATTCTTCCAGCTTTGTCCGTACCTCTGGATGCTCCATTGGCTGGTTTTTAACGCAGCTCATGAATACATCTCTTTGTTTGACTTTCGGCGGTTCGTGCACTTCGATTTCGTCCGTGCTATTGATAAATCTTATCGGGTGCTTTTCCGCCTCAATCCGCGCTTGCTCTCGTCGCTCTTTCTCCTGTTTTTCTTTCGCACGTCCATTGATTACACCCTTGAGGTATCGAATGTTAGGCTTCCCAGATTCTCCGGCGATTTTCACGCATTCCAGCACCTCTTCCGCGCCGCCGTTGTCCGCCACAAGCTGGTTGAGCGTCTCCATTGTCGCCGTCGTGTCGGGGAATCCCTGCCGTTTCGCTTCGTCCAGCACTTCGTTTGTGCCTTGCTGGATTTCTACGGCTTCTTCGTCGCTGATGAAGGGTGCAGGGGTGTGCGCTTCGGGCTTCTGCTCTGTTTCGGGATTGAGCTGTGCCTGTTCCGATTCGGGCTGCTGGATTTCTTCTGCCTTCGTTTTCTTCGGGCGACCACGTCCGCCAGCCTTGCCACCTGCGGAACGCACCTCGTGAATCTTGCAGATTTTATCGCATTCTCGCAACAGCGCAAGGTACAAAAACGCCGCGTTTCCTTCCGGCTCGACATCCTCACCCGTCGCCACATAATCAAGAATGGCTTTAAGCGCACGTCCGGCTTCTTCGTCGGAAAGTCTCGCGATTTCCCGGCGCATGTCTACCTGCACAGGCACATACTCAAGCTCCATTTGCTACCTCCATCAGCCGCCGTTAGAACGGCAAATCCTCATCGTATACCGGGGTATATTGCGTCTGTGCGGGCGGTTGCGCTGCTCCGCGTGCTTCCGCCTGCGGTGCATCCTGCTTCGCGCTGTCCAAAAACTCAACGTCCTGCGCAAATACTTCCAGCGTCGCGCGAGTGCTGCCATCGTTGGCGGTGTATGTGCTGACGCTGACGCTGCCAATCACACACACCTTGCGTCCCTTGGCAAGATACTTTTGGCACGTTTCCGCTTGCTTATCCCAGACGGAGACGCGGAAGAAGTCTGCTTCCGCCTTTTCACCCGGTTTCGCGCGGCGATTGACGGCAACCGTGAAGTTAGCGACGCTCTTGCCGCTCTGCGTCGTGCGCAACTCAACGTCCCGCGTCAGATTCCCGATGATTGTCAGCTTGTTCATTGCTTTTCCTCTCCAGCTTGTACAGCTTAGCTATTTTTTCGTCGATTTTTACGGGCTGAATGTGGTACTTCTCGTCGAAATCCGCCTGTGCCATCGTGTGGCACTCCGTGTGATGTACCCGGCAAAGCGGTTCGCACGTTAGCCCGATATGATTGATTTCCGTGCGGTCTGCGCCCATGCCGACGCGCTCCCAGTGGTGCAAGTCTGACGGTCTGCGTCCGCAGACGGCGCACTGCTTGTGCATCACGCAAGCATAGATATACGCGCCGATGTCCTCCGCGTACTCCACAAGCGGCTGCTTTGTAGGGATGTCGTTGATAACGCAGAACTCAACCAGCCAATCAATATAAAGCCGTGCGGTTGTCATGTCCACGTCGGATAGGCTGAATGCCTTGATTGCCTCCGCTTGCAGCTTGTCAATCCGCGCTCGCAGAAACTCCGCCTTGAGCATCGTGTTTAGGTCGCTCTTGTCTCCCTGTCCGATGTATCCCGTTGCGGCTGCTATTTCGCCAATCAGCGCCCACGCCTTGCGGCGTTGCTCTGGACTGATTGTGCGGCAGTCCTGCCAAAGCACCGTGACGGTATCGGATAAGTTTTCCGCATCGGGGCGGGCAGTCTGGATTGTCAGGCTGCCCGGCTGCTCGATGACTTTGCCGACTGTCGCAATCATGGCTCACTCCACGGCTCGCGTTTGGCTTCTTCTCGTGTCGGCTCTTTCTCCCAGCACCGCCACTTTGTGCCGTAGTCCTCTGTGTAGACGTAAAATGTACCAATGCCGATGTTGTAAGGTATAACGCGCCACGGGTATGCATCCGTTTTTAACCATGCGCGAATCGGGATGTTGTCTCGCAGTTCAAGCCACAAGCGCGCCGTCTTCTTGTTTTGCGCGCTTGCTTCGGCAAACGTCAGAACGCGGTTTCGCTGCTTAGTCGGCACAGCTTTGCTTCTCCTTTCCTGTGATAAATTCCGCTCTCGGCAGCGTCTCAATCCATGCACAGAACGCCCTCCATTCCGGCAGACGGTGATTTTTACGCTGCTGGTAAATCGTTTTGAGCTGCCGGTAGTTGGTAGTCATTCGCGCCGTCAGCCGCAAGCCAACAGGCACGTTGTAAAGGACTGCAAGATACCGTTCCGGCGTTGGGGCTTCCTTGTACTCCGCAACCAGCTTTTCCACAAGCTCGATTGTCTCCCGGCGCACATAGTCGATGCATTGCTCGTCGATGTCCATGCTTGTTATGCGGTGCATTGTAGACTGGCTCGATACAAAATCCAGAAAATGATACCGCTCGGCTTCCACCCACGCCTTGACGGTGAACGTGAGGTCGAATTGTACGACGATTCCCGTCAAAAATTGGTCGTGTCCGCTTCCCGTCGGACAGTTGGCAAGCGCCATCGTCCGTTCCGTTACTTCCGCGCTGCATTGCTCCGTGTCGGTTGCCATCGGATAGCGGCTTGCCTTTACGCTCGACGCAAGCCCCATGATTTCCACGTTGCTGACTACATTCATCGTCTTTCCCCTTTCTCAATTCGCTCCACCATATCAAACGGGTCGTCGAAATCCAGTCGGATGCCCGTCTTTTCCAGAACCTCATCAATCAATTCTGCCGTTGTGAAGTACGCTCCGGGTTGCAGATACTTTTGCGTTGCCGTTAGCATCCGATGAATCCGTTGTGCGCCAAATCCGAACTCTTCCTTCATCGCAAGGCACATTCCGGCGAAAATCATCTTGATTGCATGGCGTTCTGCGTCCTTCGCTCCTCGCTCATACTCGCGTTCGTAGCCTCCCCGCGCCCTCATGATGCTCTTCGCGGCGTGGGTCATGTCCCGCGCCGCTCTTCTGCGTTCTGCTCGATTCATCACAATGCCTCCCGGAAATTAGCCTTCACCGCGTCCATCAGCGCCTTTGCGTCCGCCATCGTCATCTCTTTCGTCGGGATGTTGCGGACGATGTTTGCTTCCACAAGCGCGGCGCGAACTCTGCCCAACTCCTGCATATCCATGCCGATGTTTCCGCACTCGCGCATAATGTAGTTTGTCGGCGTTTCCGACGGGTTCTCTGTTGGCTTGCTCTGCGGCTTCGGCTGCTCTGGTTTCTTCTGCGTCTCGTGCTTTGTCTCGTAACTTTCGCCGTCCGGGTCGGTCATTTCCTCGGTCGGGATACAAAACACTTGAAAAAGCGCGTACTTGTAAGCAATCGCCATTGCCTTGTTGCTTGCCTTGTCGCCGCTGTCCATGCCCTCGCCAAGCGTCACCGCCTCGACAAAGCTGCCGTCGGTGGCATAGAAGCGGAACGCAATTTTCAGCAGACTGTAACGCAGTTCTCCGCCTTTCGCCGTTACCTTAATTTCTCTCGTCTGCTCCAGAACCTTCGGTACGGTGAAAATCTTGTTTTTCGTCAGGATGGGCTTCAAGGCGTTCATAACATCGTCGATGCCGCGGAACTTAAAACCCTGCTGTTGGCTGTACTTATCCTTGCCGATTGCGGAAATGTCCGCCATCGCCGCGCTGATTGCGGCGTAAATCTGCCCGCTTTCCATTCTCGTTCCTCCTGTCAGCACTCGTACCATCTATGATACTGGTCGTTGATGTACTTCTCCCAGCGCCAATCCTCTCCCGTCCGGCTGGCTTCATCAACCCTTCGCACGGACTTCCTGCACCCTCGCGGCACTTCGTCCGGCTGGATGCGCTCGCAGTCGCAGCGCTCTCCGCTATCCAGATATGCGCCACATAGGCAGCAGCGTCTTGCCATTTGGCTCACCCCTTCTGCACCGCGAAAACCGGGTCTCGCGGAACAATTTTGATGCCGGGAACGACTTCGCCCGTAATTTCGTCAATTGCCTGTCCGTTGTTCTCTGTAATCAGCCCTTTCAGCGCTGTCCATTTCAGCTTCGGCACGTTTTCCACGCAGGACGGCGCATTCTCTGCGCACCACGCGATAATCTGTGCATCGTCGCGCTCGTACTCCGGCGCTTGCGCCTTGCGGACCAGAACGCCGCTCGGCAGCTTGTACTTCTCGCTGGTCTTCGTCGCCTTGTGCGGCACGGTGTCGAAGTAGCTTTCCAGCAAGGCGGTGAAGTAGGCAATCCGTTGCTGCGTGGTCTTCTCCACTCGGTCACTTTGCTTCTTGTAGTACTCTTTCCACATCTTCGCGGCGTTTTCCGTCTCCATGATTTTGCGAATTGCCCAATCCGCCTTTTGGTCGTTATCGATGCTGAAGCTCGCGCTTTCTTCCTGCTCGGTTCCCTCGATTTCTTCCATGTCGTCGGTAATAAACTGCTCCATATATGTTGACTTCCTTTCTTTTTTGTGGTAGACTATTAGTGGCTTAACCGCCACATTACCCTTTCTGTCTGCTCGTGCCGCGCTTTGTACCCGCGTCACGGGCGCTTTTTTTATGCCCTTCTCCGGGCGATTGTGCCGTCAGGGTTCATCAGTCCGCGCGCAACAAGGTCGTTGCGCTTCTTGCGCTGGCGGATGACCTCGTTCTCCTGCTCCTGCGTCGGGTAACGCTTTCGGCGCTCCATCTCCTGCTCAAAGTCGCTGACAGTGACGCGGATGGTTTCGTGCGCCTTTCCACCGATGCAGACGTGCGGCATTTCGCGCATGAATTTCCGGGCGCTCTCCTTGCTGATGCAGAGAATTTCGGCGACGCGCTCGGTGTTGAGGTACTGCGTCATTTCGCGCCACTCCTTTTCTCAATTCTCGCAAGTGTGTCAGACAGGCAAGCAACCGCCTTTTTGATTAACTCGACGTACTTGTCGCGGTTCATCAGGTTGTCAATTTTTCCGTCGTCGCTTACGTCGCGCTCAATGGCTTCCTGCAATCGCAGGATGTCCTCGATTGCGTACCGATTCCGCAGAACGCTCCCCATCGTCGTCGTGTTGCTAATTGGGCTGTAATGCCGCCGATAACTGTCGCTGTGTGAAAGCATCCAGCGATGCCACAGCATAGGGCATTTGTACAGCTCCTCAAGCTGGTCAATAACTTCCGGCGACGGCTCTGCTTCGTCTCCTTCCCAGCGGCGGATGCACGATTCCGATGTGTGGATTTCCTGCGCGACTTGCCACAAGCGCAACCCTGCTTGCTCTCTGGCGGTTCGCAGCTCATAACCGCGAAATTCCGGCATTTACTTCACCCCTTTCTGTGTTATCATTTCCGTAGGCGCAAGGGCGAAAGCCGTCGCGATTACCTCCGCGATGAAATTGCCCTGTGCGTCAATCTCCCCCGCCTGATACCGCCCCGTCTCGGACAATGCGCGGCTATACGCCCGCTCAAACGTCAGCTTGGTGATGTCGTCCGGCGTGTTGATGCCCGCCATATTGCAGACGGCGTCGTAGACAATCCGCATTGCGGCGCTGTCTCCCAGATGCGCCCGAATCTGCTTGACGATTACCGCGTCGATTGGACACCAGCGCAAGCCCTTGCCTTCCTCCGGCTGCATCGTTACCCCGGTTGCTCGCTGGAAGTCAGTCATTCCAAAGCGCCCCCATCTTGTCGCTGATTTCTTCAAGCAGCTTATTCATGATGTCTCCGTAGACAACGTAGGCATCAAATTCGCCGGGGAAAACCTTCTGAAAGGCTCCGTAGTCCTTCACCTTCCCGCTCCGTACGTCCATCCAGATAATCTTCCAAATGCGGTCGGCGGTGCGCTTGCTGTCGCAAGCGTTGTCGAGTTCGCGGATGATGCGCGGCGCATTGAGCCGCAGCGTGGTTTCCATCATGTGCTGCTCAAAGAGTTCCTTCCTGGCTTCCTCGTCCGGCACGATTTTCTCAAGATTCAGGATTTTCATTTTCTTTTCCCTCCCTTAGACGGCTACCGCCGTCTTGTCCATCTCGTACTTAACCGCCAACAGCAGGGCTTCCATTACGGCTTCATACGCGCCGTATGCCTCGCTGATATAGTCCCAGCTCCCCAGCTTCGCGAACTCGTCGCGCGTCATGGCTTTCAGCTTACGCGCACTCTGGCGAATGGCAAAAATCGTCTTGTTCGCGTCACAGCGCGATACGCAACCGCCAAGGCACTGGCTTTGGATGTCCTTGCCGTACTCGTCCAGCAGACGGTTCGCGATTTGCACCTTGATAACTTCATTGCTCATTACGATACCCCTCCATTTCATGCTCAACCGCCAACAGCAGGGCTTCCATCACGGTCTCATACGTGCTGTATGCTTTGTTGATGTCGTCCCAGTTCCCCAGCTTCGCGAACTCGTCGCGCGTCATGGCTTTCAGCTTCCGCGCGCTATGGCGGATGGCGAAAATCGTCTTGTTCGCGTCACAGCGCGATACGCAACCGTAATAGTTTGCAATTCGCGACTTGATAGAATCCTTTTCCATTGTGATACCCCTTTCTGTCTTTGCGCTATCAGTCGATAAGCTCCCACCAATTCACGCCAAGCGTCGGCGCAAGCCTCTTTGCGGTGTTTGGTGTTACGTTCCTCTTGCCGCTGTCAATCAGCGACAACATGGATTCGGAGATTCCCGTGATTCTGGCGATGTCCGCCATTTTTAACCCGCGTCGTTCTGCAAATTCCCGGATATTTGACAACTTTTCTCCCTTCTCCGACTTTACAACCAGTAAAGTTTTTTCGCTAAAAAATTGATTTTCTTTCTTCTTCGGCAGGGGGTGTTTGATTTTTCACCCGTCCCCGTGTTAGACTACTTGTGCAGGATTCTGTTTTCGCCGTTCCCCGTGCGGGGAGCGTGGATTGAAATTACGCTGATGTAGGTTGCTACCTCGCTAATCAGCCATAGCGCGGCGATGAATACGATGCTCAAGCCCAAAAAGACGAATCCTGCCGGGTCTGCGTGTGGCATCTCCGTGTCACTCCTCTCTCCGTAATAGTTCCCTATGGGAAGTGTGAAATACGTCCTCCAGCGCTACCAACACTTTGTAGGACGGGTCACGCTTCCCAGTCTCAATCATGCACAGCATTGGTACATTCACACCGACACGCTGCGCAACGCTTTCGCGCGACCAACCGTTTGCTTCGCGCATCCGTTTCAGTTGCCTGTACATTGCTCTCCCTTCTTGCTTGAGGTAATTTCTTGACTTACCTCTGATAACATTATACATTCACTTTGCGTGAATGTCAAGGGGTAAACCATGTTTTCACGCGAAATTTTTTCTTCTCGACTGACTAATCTGTGTAAAGAAGCTGGCATTACAAACGCGGCGTTTGCCGATTCCTGCGGCATCACTCCCGGTGCGTTGTCGATGCTCCAAAAGGCAAATCGTTCGCCAAGTGTCGAACTCCTTTGCAAGATGGCGGACTTGCTCGGCGTGACGGTTGACTACCTTTCCGGCAGTGACGGTGCGCCGTCTCCCAAAGAAACGGACACGCTCTACTTGGAGATTTCCGCGCTTGCTCCGTCCGACCGGGAAGAAGTCATGCGGTACGCTCGCTATGTCCGGGCGAATCCGCGCAAGTGAGGTGATGCACTGTGCCATTCCCGGAAATCCTGCTTGCTCTGCGGCTCTCGAACGGGCTGACCCAGCAGCAACTTGCAGAACTACGAATCTGGAAGAAGCAACCCCGTTCCGACGCGGCTTCTTGCAATCGCTGATGCTCTCGGTGTTTCGCTCGATACGCTCGTTGGACGTGACGAAAATGCGTTCTCGCCGCCCGACTTCGACCCGCTGGTAGAACAGGTGAAGTCTCTTTCCGCGCTCCAGCGTGCGGATGTGATGAAGTACATCGAGTTCATCAAATCGCGCTCCTGATGCGCGTTTGCGCTGGACAACACTCTACAAGGACAAAAACGGCGCTCTGAGCGCTTCCAGCCCATCAGGTGAGGAAATACCAGTCCCGACGCGCAAGCGCTCCTGAGTGCGTTTTTGTGCGAATTAGACGTTGCTTTCGCGCAAAGCCCTTTTCGCTTCCGCCTGTGTCGCCCAGATGACCGTTACGCATCCGGAACGCTGGACGTGCGTCTTGATAGGCACATACCCGGCATCGGCTATTGACGTGGTACACTACTTTTCGCTCCCCTCAATGGCGTGCTGGATGATGTGAATCATCTGCTGGTTGACGCTTCGGTTTTCGCGCTCTGCAAGGACTTGCAGCTTGCGATGAAGCCCCGCGCCCATCCGCAGTGTGACTTTCCGGCTGTCTGCCGTCATTGTGTCGTCACCTCTCTTTTATTATATAGTGCCGTCACCTTGCTGTCAAGGTGCTGACCGAAATTTTTTTGAAGGTGGTGATTCCCTTGCCGTCCGACCTCCCGAAGTTTACGCTCCGCACTGACAAGCAGACGCTTGACAAGTTCCGCGTGGTTGCGCAAAAAAACCTGCGAACCGTCAACCGCGAATTGGAGATGCTAATGCGTCAGCATATCGCGGACTATGAGGACAAGCACGGCGAAATCGTCCTCCCTCAAAATCAGGAATGATTGCTATGCAGTCATATCCTATGCAGGAATGGAGGTGAGTATGCCTTGCTTGAATCAGAATATCGTCTCTGCCGTGACTTTCAGCGCGGCAAACAGCTTTCGACGGAACAGCTTGCGCGGTTGCGTTCATCTGGCTTCTTGGAGCAACCGCTATGCCCCGCAGACATTGAAGCACGTCCGCCGGACTATGTGCCGCAGTTAAACCGTCACGCTCTGGAAGAGATGGAACGGTATCGGTCAGGTCGCTTTCGCTTATTGCTCGAAACTTTTGATTCGCTTCTGCATTTCTTTGATTCGAGGTTCTAACTGCCGTTTGCTCTGATACACGTTCACACCTCCAAGACACGAAAGGGGTTTCACGATGAAGAAGTTTGTTTCCGTTCTGCTGGTTCTCTGCTGCCTGATGGCTTCCTGCGTTTCCGCGTTTGCCGAAAGACAGCCGATTCAGGGCGGATTTACGGATACGCAGGTTGTCAAATTTTTATCCATCCTTGATGATAACATTTTTGACTCTGTATCCATATCATCCAACATGGACAACTTTGACGTTAAAATTATCGATGACGATTTTGTTACCTACAAAAACTGCTACCCGTCCGCTTTTCAAGGGCTTATTGATGGATATACTTCGCTTTTTATCCAGTTTGCACGCTATATTTGGCTTAATTATAGCACCAATTCACAGCTGACGGTAAAGTTTGTTGACGTTATAGATAAGCAAGAGTCGACGTATTATACATTTACCGCATTCAATGGTAATTTTTTGTGTAACACGCCTTATGTTGCAATCAGCAAAAACAACAACTATGTAAAAGCCGGAGCGAACCCTGCGATACTTCGCGAACTTATTGACACCTACGGGGTTTTTAAGGATGACTACATGATTTTTTACTCTGCTGATTCCGGATACTCTATCACTACTGATTCAATTTACCCCAGCATATTTACCGACTTGTTAAATGATGAAGATTCCGCCTCATTGAATCAATGCTTGGAGTTCCAGAAGTACCTTTTATCAAAGCTTGTGGACAGGCTACCTTGCGACAAAGAGAAGCTAAAAATCACTGTTTTATTTCAAGCCCCAGATAGTGATGGTTATATCGGCTATATCGGGTACGATTGCGGAAATCTCTCCGGTCTCATCGCACCCTCCTCAACCAAATAATACCCTAATGTCCACTCCCCCCAGCGCGTCGGCAATGCGAATTGCTATCGTAACGTTGGGGGTTCTCTGTCCACCCTCGTAGCGCTGAAACGCAAGCGTCGAAATGCCAACCTCTTTCGCAACGGCTTCCTGCGTCTTTCCGCAGAGTTTCCGTGCTTCAACCATCCGAACGTTTCTCAACCTTCGCCCCTCTTTCTGCATAACCGTTCGGTAGTCTTATTATAGCACTACCAAACGGTTATGTCAAGCGTTTTTTGGAGGTGCTTCATGGATTTTCCCGGACGATTAAAGCATCTGCGCCATGAGCGCGGATTGACGCAGAAACAAGTCTATTCCGCCGTTGGAATGTCAGCCTTGGGCTACCAGCGTTATGAGTACGGCGAACGCTCGCCGTCTTTTGATTGCCTGATAGCCCTTGCCGACTTCTACGGCGTGTCGCTCGACTATCTTGTCGGGCGCTCCGACGACCCGCATTTCGGCAGCAGCCCCCGCGCGGACAAGACCTCATGAATCCGCCGTTGTCCGAACGGTGTCCAACACGCAAGCAGTAACGTCTGACATTGCTTGTCCCTGGTTGGCAGATAGTACGCCATTGCGCTGTCCGCGTATTCTGGCGACACAATCCACGTCTTTCCCTGCCGATACTGGATGCCCGCCTTTTCAAGCATGGCATTCATCTGCCTTGCATCTACACCGTAGCGCTCCGCAAGTTTCGCCGTGCTGACGGATTCGGGTGCAGTCGCGCCAACGGCTGGTTTTGTGCTTGTACCAAGCTCCGGGAACGCCTCGCGGACAGTGACGTTCAGCGCTCGCGCGATTCTCGCCGCAACCAGCGACGAAGGAACTTGCTCGCCTGCCTGATAGCCAAGAAGCAGCGATTCGGGAACTTGTGCGGAATGTGACAGCTTCCGCATTGTCATCCCTCGTTGCTTTGCAATCTCGGCGAATCGCCGCAGCTTCTCAGCCATCGACCTCGCCCCCGAACAGGGCTTCGACCGTCGTGCCAAGCGCACGGGCAAGGCGAAGAGCGTTATGCAGTGACGGAGTATATACACCCCTCTCATACTGAGACACAAGTCCCTGCTGACATCCAAGCACGTCTGCAATCTGCATCTGCGTCAAGCCCTTCTTTGCGCGGAACTCACGCAAGCGGTTCTGCATCCGCATCCCTCCAATCAGTGCTTATTATCAATGCTAATAATAGCACACTCGATTTTATATGTCAAGATAATACGCGAAAAAATTTTTGAGGTGTTTTTATGCTTGGAGATAGGCTCAAGGAAGCGAGAAAGGCAAAAAAAAAGACGCAAGCCGAAATGGCAAGCATCGTTGGAGTGTCGCAAGCGACGTATTCGTGCTATGAGCGTGGAACCATCACGCCGGAGATTACCAGCGTCGTGAAGTTCGCCGAAGCGCTCGGCGTGACCACCGACTACCTGTGCGGACTGTCCGACAACCCGCAGGGAACGTCTGACCGCCCGATTCTTGACGCAACCTGCGAGGCGATTATCGCTAAGCTGATGGGTGCGCCGGATGACGTGGTGCGTGAAGCGATGGACTACGTTGAGTATCTCACCGCGAAGGCGGAACGTCGGATGCGTCAGGAGCGCAAGGAACGTCGCATGGCGGACAAGGGGGATGCTGAGAAGGGCGAACCGTGATGTCCCCGGCGCAAATGTCGGGAACATGAGAACCAGCGGCGAGGAAGAACCGCACGTCCCCGAACGCCTGAGAGCGGCAAGCGCGTGAGGACAAGCAGGAGAATCAGCAGAGGAGCAGAGCGGAGCAGCAAGTTGTTATGATTATATGCCAGATTGCCCCGCTTGTCAAGCCCCCCTGCTGATTTTTTTGTTGGGCAAAAATGGCTGCGAGAACCATTTGCGCGACACCACGAAAATGGTCTACCCCGCGGCTATCAATTTTGCAAAGCCGCGAAGATGACCATGCTGCGGATGCCCGCAGAAAAGTGCTGGATAAAAAAAGACCACCGCCGCTGCCACCACCACAAGACCACCGCCCGTCCCTCTCCCCTCCCGCTTCTTCCCCCCTTTCCCCTCTTCCCCCCATACCCCCTATTACTCTA